TTATCTGTGCGTATCTATGTATTTTTGATAATTTTTTATAAGTTCTTTAAGTATTTCAAGAATTTTCACTTCTTGTTCAGAATCAAACGCATATTTTACCATTACAGCGACAATCCCTAAGGATTCCACAAAAACCGAAGAAATGACAGCAATCAGTACACTATCCGTTATGTTGAAATCCTTAAAAAAGCCTTTAATTATTAACAAAGCAAAAATAGCAATTAACTGGAGAGACAAAAGCCATTTAAAAAACGTTTCAAACGATTCTTTCAAATCTATTTTCGATTTATTTTGTTTACCTAATTGATCATTTGAAATATCAACAATGCTTTTCGCAATTTTTCTGTATTCAATATCAGATTCTACTTCTGCATCCTCTATAATGTTCCGATCCATCGCACTTGTATCAAATTTCTGAGGATTTAAATCTTCAACAAAATGTTGTGCAACCGAAACATCAACTTCATCTGTTTTAATATTCCTTTTCCCAAACACAAATTAGCCCTCCAAATTTAGCCGTGAATTTACAGCTTCTTCGGGTACACCAAAATGTGCAGCGACTTTCTTCAAATCTTTCAATTTGGTAATCTCATCCATTAAAGGTTTCAAAGGCAATAATACTCTTAATGCAAAAATATTTGCTATTTCTTCATTTAACAAAAATGGATTTTCATACTTTTCTTTATCGATGTGACTTAAATTATAATCAATATGCGTACTTAAGGTGAATTTAGTGTTTTTTTCATCCACATCAACCTGTACATTAGCTTTATCTGTTATTAAATGTCCCAATTCGTGTATTAAAGAGAATCTTCTGAATTTGTCGTCTATATTTTCATCCGAATTTAAAATTATAGTTGCTTTTCTCTTTTTTTCTCTTTCCACAACGCTCATCATTGCGCCATAGCGACCTGCATTTTCTATTCCAGAAAAATCAGCTTTTAATACATATATTTCTGTCTTTGTAACTTCCGAAACCGCATCAATTACTTGCTGGGTGTCAATCATTTTGTTATTCTCAGTATCTATTTTCTCTAATATTTGGTTTGATTTTTTAAATGCAATATCGAATCTAACATCATTCATAAAATTAAACATCTCCTCGCCTCCAATACATATACTATATTATAATTTTAAAATATAATACAACAAATATACATTGGGAACATAAAACACGTTAAAATTATTCTTTTTTCACGTATATTATAAGATATTTGCGTAAATAAGTCAACATATTTTAACCTTTTGTTACCATACGTAACCTATTGATAACTTTTTTCAAGCCATCTATGTTAAGTGCCTTTTTAACTTTTAACAAAAAAATTAAAACACTTTTTAAATTCAACCCCGACATGGTACGCATTGTGAAGAGGCGTGTCGGGGTCTATCTCATCTTGTCTGCAAGTTAGATTACTTCGCCGCGAGCACATAGCAAGCACGGATTGTCTTCGGACCGGCGAGGCCGTCAACGGTGATGCCTGCGGCACGCTGTACCTGCATTGTGGCGGTTCGGGTGCCTGCGCCGAAGATATTGTTATTGTCAACTCCCTGCGAAATTATGCCCTTTTTTTTGAGAAGCATAAGCTGCTGCTTGTATGAGTAAACACCCTCATTGCGGTCGCCTACCTGAAAATATCCTCTTGTCATATCATTACCTCCTACGTCTGACGGTGCGTCAATTTTGATTGTGGTTGTCGGTTTGGCTGTCGGCTTTGTTGTGCCTGCGGAAAGTCTCTTGTTGACCTGAGCCGCAGTATCTGCCATACGGCTGTAAAGATATGCACCGGGACAAGCAGTCGAAGCAAAATCCCTGTGTACGGTCATATTGCAGCCGTTGCGGTGGTTAACTCGGTTACTCTTGTTATCGGACCACACAAGCCTTTTGATGTCGTTACGCTTGCAGATGTCGGTTACAAGTGTTATGAGCGCACTATATGCCTTATCTGTGACCGCATACGGCGGCTTTGTGTCCGAGGCAACTTCAATTGTGATTGCCCTGTGGTCGTTTGATGGAGAGGACGACGTCCACGCTCTGTGATTCTCTGCAACCGAAAGACCGATCGAACCGTCACGACCGACAACATAGTTTGAGGAAACCTCTCTGTCGGTGTTGTAAAAATAATCGCAACCCTGCTTTGCCGTGACCTGTCCAACGTAACAATGAATTGTAATCGTGTCGATCTTGTTTCTGCGAGGGTCGTAATTATCGGTCAGTCGCTGATATGTAGCGAGTGAGCTGTTACTCATATTCACTCACCTCTTCCGTTTGTCAGTTCGGGGCTGTTCTTGACATCATCGGCAACCTGTGCATTTTTCGTAAAACTGTTGTTCTTCCACCACGCGACGATTGATGCGCCGACGGTGAAAGCATATGTAACATACTCCTGCCATTGATCGACGTCGATCGCTTCGCTTCTCTTGCCGAGGATAACGCAAAGCTGACTTATGAGTGCAAGTAAGAGAACGAGCGTTCTTGCCCATGTCTGCGCTGTTACGCCCTTGAGATTGATTTTTTTCATTTGAGATTCCTCCTTAATTCTGATTGTTGATATGCTCCAAGTCGCTGATTCGATGATCGGCGACCTTCGCTTTTTCTTCAAGCACCGGGACTCGTTTCGCAAAATTGTTATGCTCCCTCACCTCTCGGGTGAGTTCCTCAATTTTCGTATCTGTGACTGCCTGTGTTTTTTCAAGTTCCTTTGACATCTTGGCATTTGCCGCAAGGTTGCTTATCACAACGCCGATAAGCGACAAGACACCCGTGATGATTGCTGCGATTATTCCTTCCATGCCGCACCTCACATCAAGCCAAGGGCTTTAAAAATTACGGCAAAAATCGGCAAAATCACATTAAATGCGATCGCCGAGCCTGCGACGTAAATAATTGTGTCTATGAGTCTGTTTCCTGTTGGTGTCATTTTGACTCCTCCTTTATTAAAATTCTACAAAGTATTCATCGGTTATTTCAGTAGGCGAGCCTTCCTGTATTGCTACATAACGCTTGCCATTATATGAATAATATCCGTTTAAAATAAGCTTCATGCCCGACTCCCATGTAAACGGATTGTCTGCTACTCCGACTGGGTTATCCTGCTCGATGTATTCGGACTTGACAAGCTTGTCGCCGACATAGTAATTGTGCCAGTCGTATCCGATTTTATCCGACTGCTCGATTTTCTCCGTAATGCCGCCGAGCTTTTCGACCCGCTCACCCTGCACGACCTTATTTCTGTAAACTTTAGCTTCCGCTCTCGTCATTGTCATTACCTCCCGAAATTATTATAGACAGCGCCTCGCTGTCGCTGATTTCTTCGTCCTCTGTCGGCGTTATCGGAGGATTTTCGACCGTCTCATCCGGTTCGTCGAGCAGTACGGCAATGTACTTTTCAACCTCAGCCTTGTTGCCGAGCGGTATATCAACTTCCGTGAAGCTCTGCGTATTATCTCCGTTCAAACGAATTTTGTATCCATCGGGCGGAAGCACCTGAATAAATCCTTGCTCGGTTTTAATAATTAACTCCATGCCAACGTCACTCCCTTACCTATGTACCATGTTTCGATGTTAGTACTGTCATATGCCTTACCTTGGTGAGTGAATGCCGTTATATAACTTACCTCGGCGCCGTATTTTTTCTGCTCATTCTCAGAATATTGCAGATAGGTGTTGTGGCTGATATACTCGCCTGTTTCCTTGTTGCAATGGCATTTCTGATTCTTCAGATCGTCTTTACATGAGCTGTTCAACGTTAGTGTGCAAGACGCCGTTCCGGCATTCACCCAATCACGACAGCCGTTTAAAAGATTAACGATTGCCTCCATGTTTGACCTTGTGAGCTGAGAACAAGCGCCCATATCAAATGTTCTGGTGATTGTTTTTGGCTTGAACCCGACATAGCGCAAGTTTGTGCATTTAGCAAACATATTAAATCCGCTTGAACCGTTGCTTCGGGTTATGTCAAGGGGTGTTCCCAAAATATATTTGAGGTTTGAACAGCCGTTGAATGTCCACTCCCAACCGTATTTGTAAGTGACGTCCTCTCTTTTCTCCCCGGTTTCAAGGAGTGTAAGTTCTTCCACGGGAGAATTACTGAATAGGAACGCCATGTTCGCTATATTTTGAGAGCCCATGAGCACCATCTTTTTGACATTCGTACCACTAAGCCAAAAGACTGAGCTTGTATTGCCGCTTGATTTATTAAATCCCGAATTGTCAACACCCGATACATTTATTTCAACGTTGCTGATTTTTTCACTGAATTTGGTGCCTGCGGAATATAACGCATTAGGCGTCTCCAAATAGGGTGTGATAATAAGACCGTCGGAGTCAACATAGTCAGAAGCTTCATCATCAGCGATCGTATAATCGCCGTAAAGAATTGAGGGCGGTTGCGTAGAGCGTTCAAACAGAAAGCTGATGTGTTTGTTGTTTTCAAGGGCGCTCTTATTCTCGTCAGTTAAGACAATAAGTGCTCCGACATTTTCAATCAATTTTTCCCAATTGTCAGCTTCATAGTCCTCACCCGTTGCTTCTTTCAGAGCCTTTCCAAGCTCCGTCCTGTCGGTCTCTCTCTGCTCCGTTTTCGCTTTTTCAATGACGTTTTCGCCGCTGTCGTTAAGGGTCGGATTGAGGGTAAATGTGTACGGAATTGACTTCCATATGACTTTGTCACCGTCCTTGAGAACAAGCTGTAAAGCAAGCGTATTGTCCGTCAGAACCTCACTCGGCAGGTTGAAGGTATCGTTTGATACCGTATAGCTAAAACTGCCCTGTGCGGTCTCACAGACGATATTTTTACTGTATCCCTGCAACGCAACAGGGAGAAGAAACAACAGCGTCGTTGCGTTCTTCTCCCCTATTGTTCCGAGGCTTGAATATTCGGGAAACAATCCCCTTTTTTCGCTGATTGTAATACGGTTAATCATCATCTATCACCTCGATAAACGGCTCAATACTGATGATTTCCTGCGCCGAAAGCTCAAGGTCGCTGATGTCAATCAGCTTGATATCAAGCTCGACCTCTTGGCTCTGCAAGACGTTAATATCAGTCTCAAATCTCTTGTACGCCTCATCCTCAAACTCGTAGATATGCTTTTCCTTGTTCAAGGTGCCGTATCTCTCGCAGAGCTTTATCCTCTCACCCTCATATATGCTCAGCTCGTCATTTACAGCTTTAACGAGCTTTGCCAGTCTGTAACTTTGCTTGACGGGCAATGTCCGCCCCGCAAGCCGTGAAAGTGTCTCACGGGCGTTTAAAATTTGTTTGATTGTTGTTTTCATGTGTGCCTCCTTGTTAATTTTCAACAGTTATTTCACCCGTTTTAGTATCAACATACAATGCCGCTTTCCCTGCTTTTCCGCTTGCATAACTGCTCAGATAAACGTAGTTGTGTAAATATACACCCCCGTCCGGATACAGATGTATATTGCTTGCATCAATAGTTAAATCATGCACGGCTGTAATTGCGTCGAAATATTTATTGTTTCTGGTTAATCCGTGGAATGTGAGATTTTCAACATACTCATTGCTTTTAGAATTAAACGTTTTTACGGTAATTCCTAGTTCGGCGGCAAGAAGGTTGTTCATGTACACAGAACCGTCTGTATTTATCGCAAAATTGCTTGTGTACTTATTATCGCCGAGTGATTCCCTAACTGCAAAGAAATATTCTGATGAAGATTGTGGGGCTTTAATGTGTGCGGTACAGCTACCGCATGTAGAATAAAGTTCGTTGTCCGCTATGTGCCAACCGCCCAATATAGCATTAACTGCCGTTATGGTTCCTGAAATAGTAGCATTCGTTAAATTAGCATTTTCACACGTCATAGTACCGTCTTTTGCAAGTGTAAAATTCTGTGTGTCAATAGTTAATTTATCACTTGAGATGTTGATTTCAGATTCGAGATTTCCGTTCTCATCCATCTTTACACACATATCTATTTTAGCTTGTACGGACTTTTCGGTATCTTCCGCCGACGGCGTCCAATCGGTAGCAATGTTGCCTTCTTCAAGCTTAAATGAGGAAATATCAATCCAATATTGTATATCCGAGTCTTGCGTACTCGCCAAGCAGTTTTTGAAGAAAAGCATTATATAGAATTTACTTATTGTGCCTGTAATGGTGAACGTCAAAACATATTTCTGCCACGAGGTTGTAGGCGTCGGCGTGACACTGCGGTTTAAGTCCAAAGAGACCGATGCACCCTCTCCGGCATAAATAACCGAATACTTTTCGAGCTCATCTACTTGTGCAGCGCCTCTTGTTTTAAGCCAAAATGACAAGGTGTATGTCGTATTCGGTTTGACCTTATCAACAGTGCTTTGACCGAGGATATCAGACTCAACAAAACGGATACCTCTTGATGTGCTGCCGCCTGTCGGCTCCGGAGTAAATACCACAGCAGAATACCTCCCCGAAGGTACATAGGTATCGGAAATTGAAGGGACCATTGACGCTGTTTTAACCTTATATTTCGTCGGGGCAAAGCCTGCGAAGCATTCGGAATTCAGCAGAATATTTCTTGTGCCGATTTTAAGATTTTCCTCAACCGATAGCGTAATCTTGTCCGACTGTGCTTCAATGAGCGAATTGCACCGCTCCTCGGTGATGTATCTTGCGTCCTGAATATTCTTGATTGACTCTGCCTGTGTCGATATCTTTTCGGCGGTCTGATTGACGAATGTGTTGTATGTGCTGTTCGCCACATAGTTTTCCTTAATCTCCGTCTTTAGCGCCGTATATTGGCTTGTTGCCGCCGAAGCAGTTGCTTTTATCTGCGCTTCAAGATTGTTCTTGGTATCAACTATTTCTCCATTGAGACCTTCAACCGTTTGCGTAAATTCTGAGAATTTCTCGTTGCTCTCTTTAACAAGAGATGTGATCCTCTGCTCCTGCTTGTCAACCTTGATCATGGCTTTCTTCAGCAGCTTATCAGATGCCGACTCTGCCGCCGAATAGTCAGTTGATGTAGCCTGCGGCGCTTCAAGCTTCGACTTTTCTTTTACCCCTTGGCTGACGGTCATATCGGTACGCATAAAGATTGTTTTGTACTCTTTTTCGTCACCGATCATACCGCCTGTGCGTTCACAAACCTTGAGAGTGAATATATCACCGAAATTAAGGAAGCCGATGCCGAACGAGTCGAGCTCATAAAGGTAATACTCCGTGCCTGCAACGTTATCATAAATACCTTTCGCAAACTGCTTTCGGTATTCGTCGTTGCTTGAGTCCTCAATAAGCTCGACGTTCGATATTTTAACCGCTGTCTGAGAATCCGAAAGGTTTGACGGATAATAGACATTATCCTCCTGTGGCTCTCGGGAAAGCACAACGCCCTTGACTGGTCCGTACTTTGCACCGATTGTCACACTTCGGAGGTTGCTCTCGTCAATCACATAGCCGCTCTCTGTCGGCTTTATTGCATAGAGCTTAAACGGATCGCCACCGAGCGAATTCTTGAACGCAAACGTCACGCCCGAAGCCTTTGCGATTTCGTCAAGAATATCACGGTATGTATATGCCGCTTCGGTGCTGTCGTTCTCAATGTCAAGATATTTCTCACTTGTGATCACCTTATCGGCGTTTGCCATTAAATTAAAACTGTTTGCATCGTAATTGATACCGAGCTTATTTAATATAGCAATAAGATAGTTTTTAACGGTAATACCGCTTTGCCACAATGATGCAGTATATGGCCGCATAGACTGATAAAGCTCATCGTAAGCAATTACGCTTGTAAGATTTTGTGCCGCATCATATTCGGGAGCTTCTGCGATATAAAATCCGCCGTAACCGATTGTTACGCTGTCACCCTCCGGGTGTGTTGCTTCGATTTTGAAGCTGTCAAGCAGCAAGCCTTTTTTTGCTTTTGCTGTCCAGTCGCCTTTGAGCTTAACCTCAAGGCAACGCATCACGGAACGATAAAGCGCACCGTCAAAATAATACCGTATTTCATTGATATCTTCCTGGGTAATGTCGGCTATGTGGGTGTATGAACTGCCGTTTTTACGCTCCAGCTTCATGGTCGCTTCAACAGTCTTGCCCATTACCTCCATTATTTCCTGTACGGTTTTGCTCATAGCGTCACCTCCTACGTTGATTTCTTTGTAGCGATAACATTAAATGATATTTCATCAAATAATGTATCACTGATGTATTTTCCGCTACTGTCAAAATGTCCGTGCTTGTCCCAAAATCCGATAGTGTTTTCAACATCATTAAAGTAAAATGGCACAATCTGGAACTTTTGCTTGCTGACATTGTACGCCCGTACAGTCGTTACAGCCTGATTGAGCAAAGTCGAAAGCTCGGCACGCTCAGACGCAGTTTGATAACCTACGGTCAATGAAAGTTTAGGAAACAACCCTATGAGCGTTCCTTTAAATTCGCCAGTCATTGACCGGTCAGTATCTTTTCCCCAAAGTTTACAGTCTGTAATTTTTGCATTTTGCACATTCGGAACGGTGTACCAGCTATTGCCTTTTTTTATCAAAATCATTTCCGTTGAGGTATCAACAGTCCCTGTATAAATAGGCATTAAAGCTCACCTCCGTTTGTTGCGAAATCAAATCTGCTCGAATGCTTTTTGGAGGAAAAGGATATCTCTTTTCCGTCAAGATAAATTTTTATAACTCTATCACTGTTTGCTTGCGACTGTAAAACACGCAAGATTTCAACAAATCGCTGATCAATTACTGCGATATATTTTCCGAAGTCCTCTTTCGAGCTATCTTTGGTGCCGACAAGATCAGAATATCCGCTCGAAACTGCATACGGAACAACTGTACTTTTAGCAACCGCCGGCATAGTAAATGTCACGCTATCGGCTATTGCTTGCAAGCGATCCATAAGAGTGTTAAAACTGTCAACCACAGTGTCTGAGAACTCGTTTAAACCGCCGTTTAGCTTAGTTGTGTTAATGCTCATGCTTGCGGTATAGTCCCCCGCTTTAACCTCCTCAGAGATTGCCTGTGCCAAGCCTGATACAGTCTTAACTACCTGCGGTGTTGACTTTTCAACACCTACGCCGATACCGAGACCGATATTAAGACCGACTCTGTCTCTAAATACTCTTGACGGAGAATGAATTTTAAGAACGTTTTCCGCTTTGGTGAGCAAAGAAAATGCAACATTTCCGACCTTATTTTTCAGCCACTCCCATTTTTCATTGAGACCGTTAGAAATACCAGTACAGATATTAGTACCAATAGATTTCCAATTTTTATTTTTCACGAGGTCATAAGCTGTTTGCAATTTGCCTGTTATATTACTCTTGATGTTCTCAAAGCTGGTTGAGACTTTGGAGCGCATGCTTTCAACATTATTATGTATTGACGTTTTCAAGCTACTGAATTTGGTGCTTGCGGAATTATAAACGTTCGCCGCAACGGTAGAAACCTTTGAACCAACGTTGTCCCACGCTTCTTTGGTCTTTGCTTTCACACTGTCCCACGCCTGAGTTATCGTATCCTTGACATTCTTGAACATATCTTCAAAGAAAGTTTTTATGTTCGTCCATGCAGTTGAAATACCGTTGAACAAGCCGTCAATAATAAATCCGCCCAGTTCTTCCATAACCTTCGACGGGCTATGGATATCAAAGGCATTTTTGAAGCCGTCGATAAACGGTTGAAAAATATGTTCCTTGATCCAATTAGCGATATCTTTTATTTTTTGCCATATGCCGTCGAGTAGACCTTGCATTGTAAATTCGCCGTCTTCATAGGCAACATCATGCCACCAATCAACAACGTCGTCCCATGCATCTTTTATCAATCCATAGAGGAAAGCGCCTAATGCTCCGAGTGCCGCACCAATACCCTCACATAATCCATCAAAAATGCCATTCCAATCAATGGAACGAATAAATGTTGCAACATCTTCGCCAATTTGCTGCCAATCCGTCTCTTCGAGAAACGTGTTGATTGTGTCCAAAATACCGGTTATACCGTCCGAAACCATCTTCCCGGCTTGTGCCCAATCAATTGAGTTCCACAAACCCATAAGGCAGTCGGATAATGCTTTTCCGAGGTCTTTCCATTTGATCGTCGCAAACAGTCCGCCCAAGCTTTCAACTGCAATTTTAAATTTTGCACCGAGAATTACACCGAGATTTTTCCAGTCTACCCCTGTTATTATCTTATTGAGGAACTTTCCAAGTTTTACTCCGATATTATACCAGTCAATCTTTTCGATGGTAGTTGCGATAAATGTTAAAGCACCGTTGAAATAGTAAGCAACCTTTGCCCCTATGCCCTCCCAGTCAACACCGTTGATTATGCTGTTGACCTTGTCGGAAAGTGTTGTTGCCGCTCCTGCCCAATCGCCATTTTTCAGCTGATCGGCAATGAGTTTCGCAAAGTCAGGTACTTCAACGCTCGGAAGTGCTCCCGTAGAGTTTGTTCCCGAATCTGTATCCGAATCGGAACTGTTATCGCTTAACTTGTTTATTTCATCAAATGAAGCAAGCTGACCTTTAAGCTCTTTGGTCGCTTTCTTCGCTTTCGATGTACTTGAGTCAATTGACTTTGATGTTGTCTTACCCATTATCCCAAACAAGCTCAGGAATTTAAGGACATAAGCCACACCTTGAGCAAGCAGATTTACCATCTTAGTAATAATGGGTCCGAGTATCTGACCGATACCGCTCCAGCAAGCGTTAAGGGTGCTTTTAAGGCTTTCGTTTTCTTCCATATACGCACTTACAGCTTTACGGAGAATACCCATAACACCCTCTGCTACCAACAATGCAGGCGCGATGCGCTTTATCGAAGATAAAGCTCTGTCAAATCCACCTTTGAGCTTGCTGCTGTGGAGCACCGATTTTGCTATGTTGGAAGCAACCGATTTTACTCCTGAGAGCAATTTACCGCCGACTGTTGCAGCCGCTTTACCAAGACGTGAAGCTACGGATTTCGCCCCCTGTGCCATTCTTTTTAATGTGCTTGATGTCTGTTGCGAGCCTCCTTGCATATCTGATAGTTTTTCTTTTGCTCTTTCAAGAGAGGCTGAAAGTTGTGCATACTGTGTTGTCTCAGAACCTAATGTGTGGGTGTTTCCTGATTCTTCAAAATGTTGTTTTGCTTCAACCGCTCGCTCTAATTTGTCATATACGAGATTGATATCACTTGTTAAATTCTTCCATTGGGAAGAATTTTCACTCACTCCACGATTTGCGAGCTTTTCTTGTCTTGCTTCCAAAGCCGCCAGCTTTTCCTCATACTTTTCAACTGACTTGCACGCCTCTTGATATCCCTCCGTCGGAACTCTTTTTGTTGCAAGTGCCGCCATTTCGTCCTCAATGTCCGCAATGGTTTGTTCGAGAGCACCCGCTTTTGCATTAAAAGAGGACAGCGCCGACGCACTACCTGTAATCGCTTTGTTAAAAGTAGGTCTTAAATTCTCGACCTTTTTATTAAGCGATTGTATGGCATTTCGCAGTTTTGCGCTGTCCTTTTCAAACCCCGTAGGATCTATTTCGGTGTCAACAATAATTGAACCATCAGCTTTATCAGCCATATTGTCACCGTCCTTTACGGGCTTTTACCGTCCAAAATTGCAATAAGTCTGTCCTTAGCCGCCTGTTCCTCAGCAGAGAGCCTCTTCTTTATAACGCATAAATCTTTGTTTGAGTTATAAAATTCCTGCTCCCACTTTTCGAGATTTTTGTGGCTTGCCTTTTTTGATCTTATCCTTAAGACCGTTGAAAACAAGCCGTCCTCGATCGTCATATAATATCCCATAAAAGTCCACCAGTGCATATAGCGCACCTTTCGGGTTTCAAAGCCTGCAACCTTATTGATCGCAGGATAGAGCAACGGAGCGTCCTGTTTCCAATCCATTGTGCTGGGTGTAGGTCGCTTATTGTCATTCTTTATCCCGCAGTCAATGAATCCGACTGCCGCCTTGAAAGCCTCCTCATAGTCCTTTTGCGGGATCATATTAAAATCACGATAAAGGATATACAGACATATATAGACCTTTTCCTTATCTTCCAATTCAGGGTCATTAAAAGCCTCTATAATTTTGAGGATATCATCCTTATTGGTTCTGATAGAGTATTCTTTGCCGTTTACATTTAATCTGTTTGGCAGCATACTTCATCACTTCTTTTTCTTGCGCTGTCCGCCGTTTTTGTGCTTGCCGTTGCGGTATCCATGAGTGTATTTTGCAACTCTGTCATCAATTTTTGCAAACTCATGGTCAAAGCGACTGCCGATATAATTACCAACCGCTTCAAGAGCGTTTTCGCAGTAGAATTTACCGTTACACGGAGCAAACGGATGAACTTTGCCGAAAAAGGCTTCCGAATAGTTGCCGCCGAACAAATAATCGCAGGCTTCATAAAGCTGTCTGACCGCCTCTGCCATTGTTTCCTTTGCCGACTCCTCGTTAGTTGAGCCATCGGGATTTATGTCAATATTTCCGAGCGGCTTTGTAATCTCAGGTATCTTTTTGACAACCTCGTCGTAACGGTCTGCCATATTCAAATCGGTCGGCACAAAATAGAACACGCCGACTTCCTGTCCGTATTTATTACGGATAACCTCTTTGACGGTACCGTCGTCAACCACAATACCGAAATTTTTAACTTTATCGTTTGCCATAATGATATCCTCCTTGTTTGGTTAAAATGATTGAGGGCTGTTAAGCACAGCCCACTAAGCTTATCAGGCAGAAGCCTCACTTTTAGTAAACGTCTTGCTATCAGCGTCGAACGTTCCCTTGACACGATTTCCAGCATAATGTACGGTAAACGGTGTCTGCACACCCGATGTGTCACCGCCGATTGACTTCGGGACTATGATTGCATCTTCTTTGTACGCCCAGAGACACGTTCCGTCCGCCTTAAAAAGTGCATCGACAACGGTTGTCTTGCAGGTGTCGCCTGTTGCTCTTTCATTTGCAAGATCCAAAATCTTTTTGGAAAGCGCATCATCGTATTCGCTGTAATACGGGTCAGGCTCTCCCGACACCTCGTATCCCTTTATGCGGACACTGTTTTCGCCCAAGATGTTTTTCTTTGTCTCAACATCAGGGTTGAGCTCAACATTGTACTCCTCAAGGTCTGCACCAAGGCGGACGTAAGCAGATGTACCTGTGCTAAAGGATGAGTCAATGTAATGTGCGAGGTATTTTCTTTCAATACTCATTAAAATCACTCCTATTTGTCATATTCATTTTTGTATTTCAGCGTTGCTGAAAAAGACCAATCTTCTGTACCGTCCTGATATGCCGCCGCAAGGTGTGCAACATTGGTACGGCTTATAGACTGGATAATTCTGTTTCCTGCCGATAAAGCAGGATATTCTTCGAGCTTGTATGTTTTACCGTCAACAATGACGTCCTGCTTTTCAAGCCATTTACCGAGCAGGTCAAGAAACTCCTTAATTTTTATTCTCATTTGCTCTGTTGACGGTGAACAGCGGTAAACCACGCTGAACGGATATTGGCATATCTGCGTTACATGACCGCAAATATCTGTTTTATCTGACAATATAGCCGCCCCGGAGGTTGGGAAAAAGCCTATTCCAGCCGCTTCTCCGAGTGTTGAAAAAGCAATTCGTTCTGTCTTACCCGGAAACTCGTTTATGAGTTTCAGAAGCGTTGTTGAAACCACTTCCGAACCCTCGACGTCGATCTTTATCGTTTGTTTTGCTTTTGGTAGCATTATCCGCCGCCTCCTATTTCTTTAACTCTTTTTATCCAGTATTCACCGTTTCTCGCCTTAGCTTCGTCAAACCAATGTGACGTTGCTTCGGGTCTGCCGTAAATAAGGTCTCTGTCTGTAAGCACCTTAATTGCGCCCGGCTTTGCCCATGGACTTCCCGTATCGGGGTCAACCATTACTTTTCCCATATAGAGAAAGCGACTTTCGGGCCCGGGGAAAACAACATATCTTCCACCCTGCTCAACAGATGCTTTTTGTTGCAATGTGCCTGATTTAAGCGGCATCACGGGCTTGCAATCTTCAAGCACCTGATGTCCGAGCCAATCTTGAGCCTTTTGAAACTGTTTGGAAAAGCGGTCAAAACTTATATCGGCTTTGATCGTTCCGTCAACAACCGATATCCCTTTAAAATGACTTATATCGCTCATATTACCTACCCCCTATCTCAAAATGAGGAAGCAGAGAATAAAACGCACACGATGAAATGAGATACACTCCGTCGTATGCGTCGTTCATTGCGTTATAAAGTCCGTTTTCATAGTCCGAGTCGGAGACAGTCTTTACATCGTTCCAATCACCGACGTAGAAGAAATCCTTCGCAAGATCAAACGTTATCTCATCCGATCCTTTAAACATTTTCGGCTGAGCGTATCGCTTCAATCCGTCCGTCGTTCTGATTTGCTGTTCCTTGCCGCTTTGTATCAGCATTTTAACCGTATCGCCGTTGTTGGTTTCTCCCGGTTTCAGCTCGCTTGATTTCTTTTCAATAAGTGATACACCGGGAATTACGGAAACAAGCCATTGACCATCAAGATGATTAAAAAGAGTTATAGTTCTGTCAAACATAGGCTTCACCGCCTGCATACAACAGATTGATTCCGTTCGCATCAGGAACATTTGCGATATACCGTGCCGCAGTTTCAGCTATCAGCTGATTTTGTGCTTCCTTGCTTGCGGCCGCAGCGGAATACACAGATGAACTGTTGTTCACGGAAGCATACGAGACCGATTCTTCCCCTGCTTTTATTGAGGATATCGGTCCCGTGTATTTTCCGTCAGTATCAATCCTTGACGCAACCGCTTTGCGCTGTTCCTCTATCTTGTAAAGGCACTCAGCAACCGCACAAACGGCTTTCTGGACTTTTTCATCGTATATCTGTTCCGTAGGATAGGCTTTGATTAAACGACCGTATGTGAGCGTGTCAAGCTCGTCAGAAGCACGACTCAAATACTTGTTTATATCGTCCAAGGGGATTTCATTCCCGAAGTATTCTTCAACATAGAATTGACTTGTAGAATACAACATACTCAGCCCTCCTTTGCCGGCTTCTTCTTTCTGCCGTTCTTGGCAGGCTTCGGTGTGGATTTATACTCTGTATAGTTCTCCGAAGCCTGCATCATAGCTATGCTCGTTTTGTTTGTAGCGGAAAGGATATTTCCCGTCCGCTTATTCATAAAGAGCATTGCCGTCACCTCAGTTCATCGTGTAATAAGTAGTACCCGAAGCAAAAGAGGTAATCTCGGCTACCGTGTAAACGCCGTTCGACTCGGTGTAATACGTCTTGGAGCTGTCATAGGTCTCCGAAGCTGTATTGACCTTTGTAAACGTTGCCGGCTTGAAGATAAGGTCGGGAGTGACCGCCTTGGTGCCGTAATAGAAGAACAGCTCAACGGCATAGTCGTCCGAAAGAGGAATTTTCTCTGCCTTATAGCCGTTGGAATAAACGGGCTGTGCAACCGCACCGTCAGCCATAATAACAGCGTCAACACCTGTAGGAAGATGAACGCAAGACTGGGTTTCAACGCCGTGCCATACATTAAACGACTCTGTACCGGTGTCGACATTCGCTCTCTCCTGCTTATCAAGCTGATTACGGATAAGTCCGTAATACTTCGGGGAAAGAACAAGTCTCATAATCTCACGGGGAATACCGTCAACGAAATCATTCTGAGTTGTTTCAAGCTCCTGGATAAATGCTTCGAGCTTATCCTCGATCTTGTCATATCCCGTAAGATTAACGCTTGTTGCGTTGTCTGCGGCGCAAGCGAAGAACTTCTTGTCAAGCTCTGAGTTCATAACAAGAACGTGGTTGTTTGTTCTGCGGTCGATTACACCCTCAACGCCCAAGAGACGTACGTCCTTCTCCGCAAGCTCCTCAATGATCTCCTTGTCCTGGTCGAGCGGAACTGTAACTGCCTGAGCCTTTACCTTATCGCCCTTACCTGCTGTTCTCGCAGTACCGTAGGCCTTTGCGCTGGCATTTACAAATCTCTTTGCTTCAAGTGAACCTGCGTCGGGATCGCCCGAAAGCTCCTTGTTTTTCATTGATGCGGAAACGAGCGACTTTTGAAGTCCCTCAATAACTGCACCGTAACGTTCGGCAAGATAAGCCTTGCCCTCTGCTTCTGTCAACATTGACAATGCTGTGATACGTGACATAAAATATCAATCCTTTCTTAATTTAAAAAATCTTAGGCGGTACTTTGGCTTTTGTTTCCGTCCCTGTGCCGTCACCTTGCATTGGTCCGGTAAACCTCGCCGCCTTTTCCTTTGCGGCACTTTCTTTTGCCGCAGCCTGCTTCTCTTCTTCCGAAAGATAAAGACCGTTGTCATTCTTCTTTGCCGCTTTCATAAAGTCGTCAAAGCCAAAAAAGGTATTATCCTTCCATTTAAGTCCGCTATCCTCAGACAAGCACTCTGCCTTGAGCTGTTTACGGGCATACGGTGAAGCTACTCCGTATTCGTCCAGTTTCTGATCAATCCATTCCGACTGATCTCTTCGTGTGAGCTTGCTTTCATACTCGGACTTTGCATCTTCTGCCGCCTTCTTGTACTTTTCAAGCTCTTCCTGATACTTGTCGGGCGTCATATCGCCGAACTTTTTCAGAGTTTCATCTGCCTGCTTGAACTGTTCATTTGCATTCTCGAGATCTGCTTCCAGCTCAGCAATGCGCTTCTTCTGCTTATCGATTTCCTTACCGTTAAGCTCAAAAACACTTCTTACCTGCTCATCGGAAAGACCGAGAGCCTTGAGTTCTTCAGTTTTCATTACAAAAACCTCCTGTTATCCGCTAAGCAGTTGTTAAGGATGATGCTCGCACCCTGCGGATTTCGGCATTATTAAGACCGCCGACAGTCTGATAATGGTGCCCTTTGCCGGTTCTGCCCCGACGCTTTCTAAAAAAGGGCATAAAAAAGCGCCCTGCAAAAACAGAGCGTAATTATAAATATTTACTTGTTATTCTCAATCTCTGTCGGTTTAATATAAGGACAGATCACGATGCATCACCGGTTACTCTGATGCCGTAAAGCCGTGCCACGTCATATTCGATACGGCAGCCTCTTGCCGATTTCCAACCGCTCGAGAAAAAGGCAACATCCGCCTGTGCAAGAACCTCAAGAGATCTTCCGAGGAATGCAACCGGCGGATGTTTTATATGTGATGTATTATAATCATTGAAAAGGCTGTCAAGAATTTCAACATCATCACCGTACATTGACTTAACCCGTTCAATAATCAGTTTTCTTTCAGCGGCAATAAGCTCATCCGACTTGCCCCTCATGGGCTGTGATATAAATATTTTCAATTTCAAACCTCCTGTTTATTTGTTTTCGAGCATAGAAAAAGCCGCCACATTAAAACGCGGCGGCTTTCATTTAAGTTCCTCTATTTTTTTGATTCTGTTTTCATATATTTCATAAATGTCAATAGAAATGCTGGCAACTCCCGACGGATTGTCCCATTCTGGTATATAGTCATACGCTTTACCGCTTAAAACATCACCGTTTTTCAAGTATATTCTTACGTTTTTTCCGCTATATTTCCATAGTTCCATATTATTCTTTCCTTTCTACAGGTACAATATGAGTTCCTCTTTTGCCATAATGTATAGCAAATCTGTTGGTCGGTTGCATCTGTTGCTTATCTCGATTATAACTTAACCCAACATCAAAATTAGCCTCAACGAATTCTTTTTTTGTCCACGCTCCATCTTCCGTCATCTTTATATCACCTGTTCCGTGATATTTTTGAACTAAGCCTTGAGCATAATTTAAATCACCGAACAAAATACTTTTATGATTTTCTTCGTTGTACGAATGTGAACCCTTTATATGCTTATTTTGATTACCGATATTAAGGTTCAAATTGTATTTATTGTTTAGTATGTCTTTCCGTATTTTCTCTGCATCAATTATAGCAGATTTTTTCTTTTTTTCAAGTCTTTGCGCCGCCCTAACCGCTTTCATAGCTTCCGACCTATTCCACTTGGCTATTGATAATCTGTCATCATAGCGTTTCAGACCGTTGCTTTTGCAAAAGTGGCTATATTCTGCATTATGCATTGAAAGCCTTGCAGAGGCTTTTTCGTAGTCCTCAGAGAGCTCTTTTTTTAAAGTCTTATCTTCTGCACAGTCGATAGCTTCCCGAAGCCCTTTAACCTTCAGCTTGTCAGCTCGGATAGTACGCTCAATCTTTCTCTGCTTTTGCGAGAGATCATAGGCTTTCTTATTTTCCTCTGCATCATATTCCTTGTAAGGATTATGATCGGGCTCCCCCGGGCCGTATGAGTGACGGCAATTCCAACCGCACAAGCCCTCACCCGAGCCGTAGCCTGTTGATGATATAAAGTCGGGATAACGCTTATCTCTGCCCGTTCTGCTGTATAGTTTGCCTTGCCACCAGTAATGATTACCCGGATTTTCGCCGCCGTCACCGTAACGTGCGCCGAGATGAGCCGAGACTCTTATCAAATCCCAGTCACGTTCTTCCATTCCCTGCAGCGTCATATTGCCGCTTGCCTGTGCAACGCCCGTTCTTACGGCTCTGAGAACCGCTGTTTCAATTGTATCTTTATGTCCCGACGGATAAATAACTTCTGTTTGCGTGTTTGCGAGCTCGCTGACAGCCTCTTTTACCGCAGCGGTATATGATTGTGCGCCGCTCATTACTTTCATATGCGTTGAATCAAGCAGTTTGATAAACCGCCGCTGAGTCTCGTTTGCTGTCGTTCTCGTAAAGTTATATACCTCATTGTTTGTTCTTTGATAACAGTCGGTCAGAATATTTAACATCCGCTCCGAGCTAAGCAACGGTACAGATTCAAAGCCCTGCGCAACATAGAAAATATCATCAGCATTCCAAGCTCTTATACCCGCATCTTCAAAAATAGCCTTGATTTCATCTTCGGACTTGCCTGTAAATTCGTGTAATTCCTTTTGCAAATCCTCATACAAACCGCCCGCTTCTTTGTAAACCTGTGCCTGCCATTGATCGGTACCGCTCAAAAGATCTTTTTCGCCACGTCCCATTCGAGCCATAAAGCGGCGAATCATATCTTGTGATATCCACATATTCAGCTCATCAAGATGCGGCTGCATTGTCTCGGCAATGGTTGCCAATTCTTCGGGAGTAAGCATTTATATCACTCCTCAAACAAGCCTTTCTTTGCCGATTGTGCTTCTGCAACAAGAGCTTTCGCCTCTTCCTCGCTCATGCCCTCAAACTTAACAAAGTATTTCCACGCAGGCACCCAACCTTGAATTACATATTGCTTCCAAGAAGCCTTATCCTCTTCGTAGTTGTATGTAATATCTCCGAAATTATAGTCTATGTCATATAAGCCTAACGGAGCAAGGTTATAAAGCGTTATGATCTGATCTGCACCGTAAAGTGCCTGATCGAGTGCGAGTCTGAGGGCGTCACGGGTATCTTTTATTAGCTGAATTGTGTCACGGTCATCGGCTTCAACCTGTGTTGCTGTAATCATACCCGTCTGACCGTCCATAACAAATGTGCCCTCAGAGAAGCCGCATTTTGTTCCTGCCAGTGAAAGGTTAAAGTTGATATCCTTAATGCGCTGATCCGTCAGCATTGTTGGAACGTGCTCATGTATAGCCGAGTTTTCATTGGCGTTAATTCCGACACCGAGCCCCTTAACGAACCTTGGAAGTTTCGTTCCCTGCTTTTGTGCCGATTGAATAGCAACCTGTGAGACAAAAGTAATATGCTTGCTGTCCTCAACTTCTGCATTCTTACGGCTGATTGCGACATCAACCGCTTTAAGCTCAGATATCGCTCCCGCAAACGCCGAAGCACCGAGCGGAGACGATTCGTCAATGAAATTATCCCCGGGCACTCTGAAATAGGCAAATAACGGTTTATCGAGATTTGCTATTCTTACTTCGGGCTCAATGTCTTTCCACGCTTCAACAGCATTGAGCTTAACAGGTTTGCCGAGTTGCTCATCATTACCGTTCAAAGGACTTTTGAACACCTTGTTTGTAATTCGATAAGTCTTACCGGTTCCGCTTTGCTCAAATCTGTGCCATTCGAGCCTTGTATATATAGAATCGCCCTGAACCTTTTGAACCGAAAAAATCGCGCCCTGTATATTGCCGTTGCTGTCCTTATCCGTAACAGCAAACTGCCCGGGGTACATTATGTCCCAAGACTCACCGTTATACTTAATCATCATTCCGCCGAGAGCAAGCCCTCTTGACAGCTTCTCCCCGACCTTTGATAACAGATTATCAGCTACGCTTTGCATGTATTCTGTTCTCGGAGATTGGCTCATTGCAACGCCTATATCGAGCGTTGTCAGCCTTGCTCTTGTATTGCACATAAGCAAAGCAAGATTTACCGTTTCAATATCATCCTCAGCATCAAGCCAAGGCGGAATACCCGTAATAATGGAGTTCCACTTGCTTTGTGCCGCATACATTTCCGGGGAATGGATGATATCTATGCCGAATGCCTCCGAAGCATTCTTCATTGTTAAATTAAACATTCTTCTGATCCTCCCTATGAGACGAGAACCAAAGCTCATATTATTCACCGCCTCTTATTCTCCTGTAACCCACCAGAATATTGTTCTGAGGGTCGTATAACAGAAGTAACGAATCATATCCATTGCATGATCGTTCCTCTTAATTACTTCGTCCTTGCCGTTTTTCTCGCTTGCTTCCTTATCCCAGCAATACGACCTAAATTCTCTGAATGTGTTCTCACAGCTTCTACTGAACCGCAGATTTCCTGCTCTCAAAAAACGTGTAACACATTGAATACCGTTTCTGACATCATTCTGACCGCCGACGCAGATATATTTACCGTGCCTTGTTATCGCTTCTATCATCGAAGAAGCCGACGGATCTATTACGATCCACTCAACGTCATATTCGCCGATGAACTCATCAAGCATTTTGTAATATTCCTCATCGCTCTTTCGGTTGTTGCTACTGCCGGAATAATACAGTTCCCGGAGCATTGTCGCTGTTTTATTGGCTTCATCAACGTCCCACAAGCCGGCAGCAAAAGGATTGACTGTACCGTAGTCGATCGAAACAAAATAACGATGTCTGGGACTCGGTGGAAGTATATCGTCAACTATATGCCGTTTCTCGTCAAATAAAGCATAAACGAGACCCTCGGCAATACAACGCTCGCCCTCAATATCACGTCGGTACCATAATGACCCGACATCATACTGGCTTATTGTCGCTTGCCGTGAAGCCTCGGAAATGTTTATGTTATCAAAGATTGTGAAATGCTCATAGTTTACACCGCCGAGCAGTGTGCCGTCGGCATCTTTTTTGCGATACTTGTCTATGTAGTCGACATAAATCGGCGCATTCGGGTTATCAGGATTTAAATCCCAAAAGAATTTACGCCGTTTCGATGCAAGCGTACGGTTAAACGCCTCTTTTATTGTATCGTCGTGATGTAGATTGATCTCTGTCGCAATCCACATTCCGTACGAATTTCCTCTAATTTTCTTATAGCTGTTTGCAAGCGCCCCGCCTGAAAAGATAACAACCTTCTGCTTGTACCCTGTTGACGGTCCTTGTATCACAAGACATTCATTGCCCTTATATTTGCCCCATCGGCACTGGCCTCTAAAATAGTATTCAAGCCCGAAACCGTTCGCATCACCTATATTCAGCTTTGCATTTGCCGCTGTCGAGCCTGTTGCAAGATGGATCTTATCCGGTGTCGTGCAGAGTTCGTGAGCGAAAGCGTAAACATTGTCTATCGTCTTTCCTGCACGAACTGCGCCCTCAGCTATGTTATAAATACAATTTGCACTCTTTCGGATATAGTCAATGTGTTTCTGCCCGAAGTTATACGGAATGGTTTTGCTCTGATGAAATGTTTTAGCCATATATCACCGCATCCGTTTCTGATGTATCTTCGATTTCCACATCGTCCTTTTCCTTTATGAGTGCAATTTTTTGTTTTTCGATATTCAATTTTGAAAGTGTCGCTATTGCCTGGCTTTTAGCTCTTTGTACCCTTGTCAGCTCGTCCTCAAGCCTTGCCACAACGTTATGCTTGTTTTCGGTTAACGTTACCAATTTGTACGGTTTGGAGCTTTCGTCCTCCGATTCATTGTTATCGTTATCAACTCGCACTTCTGTCTTTACCGTTGTGTTTGTCATCTGCTCGTCTTTACCTTTTACCTTTTCAATTGCTTGCATTATACGCCGTTCTCTTACCGAAAACAGCTTGATCTGATCGAGCAACATTGTTTCTTCATCTTCGGGCATATCCTGTATCATAGCACGTTCGGCTTCGTCTATCGTATCCCAATACACTTGACTGTAACCGCCGTGTTTAAGTCCATATGAGTTTCCGGGAGGTGCGCCGCTTGTTTTTGCGAAAGCGTTATGATTACCAAAAGGAGCTCCCGGTTTACCTTTTGATTTGTTTTTACCTTTACTTTTACTTTTTACCTTTTCTTTCGGTAAATCTTCGCTGTCCCATTTGTCCTGACTCTTCCATTTTGCGACAAGAGATGCCGAGACACCCAGCTTTTCAGCTATCTCTTTGTTTTTTGCCGTCTTATTGCTTTTAAGGTACAATTTACGTGCTTTCTCCCTTTCGGGGCTTTTGGTTTTCAAGTCACTTTCACCACCTCGCTATTGTTTAGTCTCGCAAAAGAAAAAGTAGACAGCGTAATTCTGTCTGCTTCATAATCATTCAATTTGTTTATTCATCACCTGTTTCGGGAATAGTTCCGTCAACCAATCCCTTTAGCGGAGTTCCGTCCGGGAAAATATAGTTATCAATCATTTCCTGAAGTGTCGCATAATGGTTGTCCATATACGGTCTGTCAACACCATCTTCATAAACACGGTAACCCCAGCCGTCAACATCAAAGTAGACACCCTGGTCACCTTGTACCATGTCAAATCCGCCGCAATTGATGGCCTCATCCATTTCTTCAAGGCTTTCAAATCCTAAATACTTCACTTTTTCCCTCCATATCTGGCAATCATTATCATACGTTTTTCCTTTTTTGATGGACTGCGCGCATTCTGTAGTCTTTTGCCGTTCACATAGTCGTGCACATGTATGTTTTCTTTTTCAAATCTGCGCTTATCCCCAGGATTAACGTGGATATGGCCTGTGTCAATGTCTTTCTGCTTCTGCCTGCCTTTGTAAGATGTCACTTGATCCAGTTCTTTAGATCTATTGTTTATCTTTGCATAGTTTGTATTTGGAGTGTTTGATTTCATCGGAGTATTGGCTTTACCGTGCTTTTTCTGTATAATTTTTATACCATTATCGGTATATCCAACCTCTCTATACTCATACTTTGAAAATCCTCCGGACTCCAAATAATCTTTTTCGCCACCCATATTATAACCTCTTTTTTAAATTTTGACAATAGGATTCAAATAAATGTACGTTTTGAAAATAGTTTTTGTATTCGCTTCCCCTGCCATATATAACTAAAGACGTTGGCATAAGCTTTTCACATGCATAATCCATTCCTTTTATGAAACTCAACTTTGTAGCCGAGCTCTTAAAGCATCCGTTTGTCTGAACGGCAATTGTACTGTTCAGCGGTATTCCGTCCAAACACCATTCCAACGACTTTCTGTCGCTCCACTCAATCACAGGTATTACTTCGATTCCGTTATCCTGCAACCATGCAGACAAAACTCTGTTTCGCCAGCAATTATATATTTGCTGAGATTTCGGCATATCCGAAAACAAGGAAAAATCGGGAGCCAAGATTCCGTTAAACTTCTTAATAAGAGGTAAATATCTTTGAGGGCTGTTCCAAAGTCTCTCAAATTGATAATCGTCTATAAAGAAATGAAGCCAGCAATCATAATCTTTAGCTGTTTTTGCATAGTTAAACGGCAATAACCGATTTGGAATTGCTTTGCATTTTCTCATAACAGGAAAATCATATTCACCTGCAACGATTATGTTCTTTGCACTTATCAATTCAGATTTCATCATACACCAAAAAAGCACTGCGAACCATACAATCCGCAGTGCTTCTCTCAACATAAAATTTTACGATATCATTATACTACACCGCTTCTGAACAGTCAATGAAGACATTTTGAAGTTCAATCATTGCGTATCGTTTCGATGCCGAAAAGGAGCTTTGACATCTTGTCTATGGCTATATCGAGATCAAAGTAAACGGTTCGTTCATCAATGAAATACTCTTTCGCAAGGCTCTGTATGCTTCGAGCTTCATCATCAATATATTTTGCTTTCATTATGTAGTACCGGCGGCGGTCAATATCGTTATCCGAGGCTGCAACGATCTCACCGTACACCAACAGCATAGCGTCAATGTGTGTCATAATGATCTTCGTCTTTATCGCTGACTTCTTTATGCTCTCAACCACTGCATCGGTTCGATTGTTCGGGTCCCACATCAAATCAAGCACACTGATAAGCTCATCCGCCTGCGAAGCCTTGAAAATAGCTTCTTTACTGCAAGCCTTAAACTCACGGTAATTTGTGAGCAAGAGCTTTGTGTTATAAAGCCGTCTGTCTTTCAGTTCTTTCTGCCGCTGATTCTCTTTTCGTGCAGCTTCCGCCGTTGCCGCCTCCGCTCCGACTTTTGCCGCAAGTTTCACGATATCGCTTAACTGCATTGTCTTTCCTCCTTCGATATCCCATCTGAGCAGTTGCCCGCATTCACATTGTCTTTGATTTACTTTGAGCCTTTTACCGCAATTTGGGCAATAAAAAACCTGTGATGTGTTTATGCCGTTTATAAAATTCACATTGCAAATCGGAATGTGAGAATCGTTGAAATTCACGTTTTACTCCTTTCTGTTTTTCAATCTTTCGTTATCCATCCGATGACTTGAAACAAACAATATATCGCAAACATAACCCAGTAAAAGGTTCCTGCGTCAATTGCCGCTCCGATCATTGCAAATAGCACTATGCTCATACGTCTCCGTCCTTTCTCGGCAACCAAGTACCATTTATTGTTCTCATAGAGCAGCCAACTGTAAACGGCTTTTCGATTGTTGTAACATCTATTCCGCAGCAGTTTACAAAAATATTTACAGACACGCAATCGCCCCAAAACTCTTTGAGCAGTTTAAAGATTGTATTTGCCGCCTCGGTTCTATTCTGTGGCTTCTTTATGCTGATCATTATCTATCCCTCCAATGTTTAATACAGAATTGGTACGTTTCGATCTGACCTTCTAATTTAATAGTGCTTGCGAGACGCATATCGCACTCGTGCTGTTTTTCTTCAAGCTCAACAGATTTCTTGTCTAATTCCGTTTTCATTTTTTCACACTCCTTATTTTAACAATCTGCCCATACTGCCAGAAAGTCTCTGATATGTATCTCCTGCCATTAACACAGTCACAACATTGTCTGAAAGGGCTTTCCTTGTTTCTGCGTCAAAAGTATTTTTAATTCCTCTATTAACATCATCTTTGAGAGCGTCAACTTTGCTTGTAATTTCTCTCGAACAATAATCTGTAACGATTTTCTTGATTTGCTCCGATTCAAGCTTTTTATCAAGAGTCGTCGAAACACATTCAGCAAGATATTCGTTCCGGCTCATTGTTCTTTTAGGTTCACACCAGCCACCGCCGATGGTGATATCTTTCTCCATATAGGTTTTAATTTCATCATCGACGGCTTTTTTCAAGGATTCTTCAACATACGCTTCAGCGGAATCCTTTATTTTATCTGATACAATGGATTTAACTTGCCCGGCAATCATTTTATACACGGAGCTTTCCACAGTGTTCTGAATTGTATGTTGAATAAATGTTGAAATCTCAGGCATATCAAGTGTAATCTTGAATTCATCTTCATTTATCCTTCCTGTGCAATTATAAGGGCAGCATTCATAGCCACCGTCATAATCACAATAGGGAGTGCCGTCGCTATGGTCATATCCGTTGAAGTATTCGCAATCTTTACAATCTTTCATAATAAACTCTCCTTATTTTGGCAATTTTCCTCGGTTATTTTGTTCACTACATTTAATTGAGCTTTATATTGCTCAAGTTGATCTTTCATTTTCATTATCCTTCCAATAATTCAGGGTTATCGTGAATGTTTCCGATGACCCTAAGACAACTTACTGTAATCTGAACACAACAAAGACTTTCATATCCATAGTCTTTTGGGCGATTTCTTTTCCTAAAACTAAACCTTCCATCGTGCCATTCGATAATAACATCTTCCTCGGGATGATATGCCAACCTTAATATATCTCCCTCAAAAATCTTTGTTCCGTTCTTATCCGTTAATCCTGTGTATTCTCCGACTGTCTCAGGAATAACTTCAAACATTGTTGTATTGCCATTATCAACAAGGCTATTGATTTGACATAATGCCATTATGCAAATATAGTATTTGCCGTGACTTATGACTAACGAGCCATATATAAAGCCGTCTTTGCAGTTATCTTTGTACATCGTCTTGAGCAGCTCATAATCTGCCTTGTTTTTGGGTTTACCCCTAAACAATATTTCTCTCATTCTGCTTTCTCCTTTTCTTTATAAATTTTCTATATTTGCGGCTGTACTTTTTCAAAATCAAATGTAACATAATACTGTTCGTTTGTTTGGTTGATTCTGGAAGTTCCGTTAAATAGGGATAATTTTCTTTATCGTCGATAAGAGTTTTAAAAATCAAATCTAACGCAAATTGAGCGTCAATAGGTGGGTCACATAATTCAAATGGGTTGTCCTTGTACCAGTCGTCAATTCGCTTTTGAAAGCCCTCAAAAGACGTATCTTTGTCCCAAATCATCTGCCCTCACCTACCAATTCTTTTAACACATTGTCAATAAAATCATCAAAGCCGACATCCGGACTGTCATAACGATTATCGAACCATTTGTCCTTTATTATTTCAGCAAACTCTTTATATGCTTCATTTTTAACTACTGATATTCTGTTTATCAGCTCATATTTTTGCCCCTTAAGGTTGCATAAAAGGTAGGCTTGCTTTTGTCTTGCTTTTTCTAACTTATTGATTTTTGCCTGTTGACCCTCAATAAGATCAATCGCCTGTTTAAGAGTTTCAACAACTTCTTTTGCAGTCATTCTTCCTCACCCCAATCCAAAGCCTGTCCACACTCGTCGCAACATTTAGGTGGTTCTATTTCATAAACATACAAATCATCGCCGGTTATATCAATATAATTTTCACAAGTCGGGCATTTATAGTTTCCTTTATAGATACTAATAGCTCTCTTCGGTATTTGTTTTTCGAGGGCTTTAATTACTGCGTGGTACTGAGGCACATTAAACTGTACTTTTCCTAAAAATGCCTGTCTGGCATCTTCTCTCGCTTGTGTCATAACGTTTATTGCTTCTTTTTCAATCATTCTTTAACCTCCCTTATCGTTATTTTTAACTGTCTGCTGAGCCACCCAAACCCTTGTTCTGTAAGTTCATACCAAGCTGATACATTGCCTACCGTTTTGTTTATAATGGCAAATGGCAGTTTATCTAAAATCGGATTACCACATAAAGGTGCTTCATAATAATTTCGGTATGGTTTATAGAATGCTTTACCGTGTCGATGATAAGGACTTTTATAATCAAGCCCAACCATATGTTTACAAAGCTCAATCGCTCTTGCAAGCTCCGATTCTGTCAAAGTCATTTCAATTCCCATATCCGTTCCCATATTGCCGTAATACTCGGAACATTCATTATCTCGCTTTTCAATCCAATTCCGTGGGTGTCGGCAACCTAACGAGCCGTCTTTATACTCTATTCCGTATTCACCCTCGGATTCGAAGCAAATATCATCATACGGAGCTAACGGGCAACAAACACATTTCATTCTTCAACCTCCCGTTCAAGCCATTCTTTTGTACATTCAATGCAATCACCGTCTTCACAATCTCCGTAACTAAGACCGTATGGACAAGCGAAAAACAGATTCGCACTTTCAGCCATTTCCTCAAGTGTCATAGCTTTTATTTTTTCAAAGTTTGTCATTCTTCATTACCTCCGTCCATTCTGGCACCGCAAAAGGGGCAGAATTTTGTAGGACGTTTTGATTTAATTCCACATATTGAACACGCAAATATATCTACGTCGTTATTGTAATGTTCTAATATACTTTCGTCCAAAACCGTATTCCACTGTCCGTGTTTTACCTCTTTGACATCGGCGGTGGGTTGCTCGTTTATAAGCGGATTTAACCAACCTCTTATTGCAGGGTTATTAACTCTCTTATATACGGTTTCTTGAAGTTTATCTACGTCAATATATCTACTCATCGCTTTATCTCCTTTGCTTTATAAAACCTGCACACATCTGGCTTACGCTTGAGTATCGTGCAATACTTGCCGGTGCAGAAGTGACAGGTCTTGTCTTTACACTTCGGCTGCTGTTTCAGTCCCATGGTTATTCTCCCATTTCTTCGTAATTTTCTATATCCCACGCCATTTTCAGTGTTTCGGTGAGGAATTTATCATTGTGCTGCCAATATACCGGGTCGTCCATGCGGGAGTTTGATATCTCCGCTATTTTCTCAACGAGTTTATATAACCGTTCTCGTCCAAATCCGTATTCTTCGTGCAATGCAATGCAAACCAGCTTTAACAATCGTCTGTTCTGATTTTTCATCTCGTCCTTACACGCTCGCCGTATTGCTGTTCTCTGCTCCTTCGGCAGACATTCTGTTCTTATTACTGATTTCATGGTTATCTTCCCGTAGAGCCAAATCCGCCCGATCCTCTCTCTGTAGCCGTTAGTTCACTCACCTGTTCTAATTCAACCGGAACAATAGGAAGAATAACAAGCTGGGTAATCTTGTTGCCTTTTTTCAAAATGACATGTGTTTCACTATGGTTATAGAGCTTTGCAACAATTGAACCTGTATATCCGACATCAATTACGCCCTCTGAGGTTATTCCGTATTTAACATTCAGTCCGCTTTTGCTTTTAAGCATTCCAACTGTATTCGGCGGCAATTCAATATGTACTCCCGTGTCAACAATTACCGATCCTTTTGCAGGAACGGTAACATCTTTCGGCGTTTTTATATCAAGCCCTGCATCTGTCTTGTGCCCTCTGACAGGCATATATGCGCCATCATCAAGGACGATCCTCATCTTTTTAGTATTCATAGTCAAGTCTCCTTAATCGAGATGTTATATTTTTCAAGCATAAGTTTACGTTTGATTTTATACACGTCGGTTCTCATTCCTTTGCAGTCCTCAACAACACGGCTACCGTTTTCGTAGTACACAAAATCAGCTATGTAATCACACGGGCGTTCTGTTCGCTCTGATGTTTTCTGACTGTCAATCAAGCGGAATTTTACCTGTCGTTGTAAGTTGCGGATTATGCCGGAGCGCTCAAGCAAGCGCAATTCGCACCAACGGTTATATTCACGCTTGCTGTCAAACACTTCTCCGCCTACTCTGATTTTTTGATTATTGTACTTGCTCAATAGAGTTCGCCTCCATGCTGTACTGTGCGACCGTTGCCGTTCTGCCGAAGCGGTTGCGAATCGTTATCATTTCAGTGTTGATAACATGTCCGTCACGTCGGAGGTCATATATGCGAGCAGACAGACGTGTTGATCCCGTAAGCCGGAATGCGTCGGCAGGTGTCAGCTTTTCACCTGCGGACAGATGCTCAAGAATTATCTTTTTCTGTGTTTCACGTTCAGTCATTTTTAACCCACCTCAACTTTTGCCCACGATGCAACAACTTTTCCGCAGTCAAGTATTTCACCACAATCAAAAATTGTTAGTAGACTGTCGCCCGTTGAAATAAAAACATTTGGATTTCTCTGCAACGCTTTAAATACGTTATGTTCCGGCGGAAAAATAAAAGTTCGCTCACATTGAGTTGCTGAATAATTGCTGATAACCTTAAAAATCGGACTCGACCAGCCATTTCCTCCAACAAGACGTATTTCAGTACCCATAAGCTCAAAAACATCCGATACAGTATGTAGCTTCATATTATCCGACCGCCCTTTCCGCAAAGCATCTTGCGTCTTCTAAAGTTTGAAATCCGTCAAAGTCAATATAGCTCTTTGACCTGAATGCAACAACGACAAATCCGCCGCTATTACGAATAACTCCGGCAAGGATTTCACGCTTGTTGTTTATTAACAAGTTGCCCTGCCAATTTGCATTACTTGTCATCGTCTTTTCCTCCGCAGATCAAGCAATATACAACTAAACCTATACCTAAGAGCCCGTAGGCGAAAAATCCGCCAAAAACAAAGCTCATAATATTAAATTCAAAAATCATTGTTTTTTTCCTTTCTGCCCCACCTTTTCAGATGGGGGCTTTTCAAATTAAAACGGAAAATCATCTTCGCCCGGAATTTCCTCAAAATCGGAATGATCTATATTTGCAACATTCTGTTCCGCTGCATCTGACCTCTTGCTGTCACAAGGCGTTACGCTTTCAACGATAAGCTCAACAGATTTTCTTTTCTGTCCGTTTTTATCTTCCCATATACGGGTTTGAAGTCTTCCCGAAACACCGATTTTTCTGCCTTTTCCGTAATATGTTGACAAATATTCGGCTGTTGATCTCCACGCAACGCAGTCAATCCAATCTACCGTTGCTGTTTCTTCGTCCTTACCTTTTCGCCTCTCAATGGCAATAGAGAACGAACAGACCGAAGCGCCTGACTGTGTGCATTTAAGCTCAATGTCCGAGCCAAGTCGACCGGTGAATGTCGCTGTATTTATGTCCGCCATTATTTATTTCTCCTTGTTCTGACTGGAAGTATAATCTGTTGAAGTTCTCCTGCAGAAAACATAGCAAAGCGTGTCGGGCCGTAAAGAGTCATTTCGATTTGCTCTTTTGGAAATGCTTTTATGCAGTCAATCAGATATCTTGGATTGAAAGCTATTTCAATCGTCTCTGTGATAACGCCGTCAATCTCGGCTGACTCATTAAATTCCGTTGTTGACGACAAAACGCTGAAGGTAACGGTTTTATTTTCCGAAGCAGTAAGCATAACGGGAATTTGTGCTCCTCCGATACAGGCTTCTGCTCTGTTCAGAATATCCAAAGCGCCGCTCCTTGATATTTTGAAAACCGCCTTTCCGGGTTCAGTTGTGAATATCTTTTTATAATCCAAAAAAGTTCCGCTCAACTGTTTGGTGATTATCTCATAGTCACCGAATTTGAACATCGCTTTGTTTCCTGATGTAAAAACTTCTGTCGGCTCACCGTTATGTAACGACATAATCTTTTGAAGTGTCGCAGCGAGAGCCAAAATAGGCTTTGCCTCAGACCGACATTTGCAATGTGATATCGCAGCTCTGAATCCGTCACATGCTACAATTGACGCTTCCCCATCCAATGTGTCAAAATACACACCTTTGACCGTTACGTTTGATCCGTTTGCATCTTTTGACGAACAGTGAATAACTTCTTTGATTTTCTCAAAGACCTCACCGTTTTCATCCGAGAATACCGCAGTCCACTTCGTCTCATCATCAAATCCCCCAAAAACTGATACGTTTGCAAATGCTCCTTTTGCTTTGCCGCATTTAATTTTAACGGTTGATTTATCCGCTGTAATCTCTGCGACTCCCTGTGGGAGTTTATCAATAAAATTGACTGCCGTTATCGGTATCACAAATGTTTCATCCAGCGCAGGCTGACATTCCAATACAGCTTTTGCTATCACCTCACCGTCGGAAGCAATTAGCATTCCGTCTTTGTAAAGAATACCCGATACCGTTTCTTTTTCAGCTTTCACAAAACTTTTCAGCTTTTTCAGTTTTGTTGCAATTTCAGTCTTTTCGACTTTCATATATGCACACTCCTTTTATGTATCATTCTTTGTCTGTTCATCCCAATATTCAATGAAATAAACGTTTGTATTTTTCGGTTTTTCAATTCCGATTTTTACGGCATATCCTGCCTTTATAAGCAGTTTTGCTATTTCAAGCCGTTCGGCTTCATTTAAGGCACCGGCTTTTTGCGGATATATTTTTTGTATCAAAATCATCCCGCCTTTCTTACAACTGAAATCCGAGATTGAATGAACCTTGCGAAGTCTTTTGCAAACCTTTTCACTTCTTTCGGCGGAACAGAATCCCCGAAACCGTAGCATTGAATAACCATTCCGGTACGCATATCAATTTCGCAGGTTACAAAAGGCTTGTCCGGCGACGCCTCTTTGCGAATAAAAAATATCATTTGCGTTCCTGCAATATGATTTTTATAGTAACGTTCGTTTCCTACGCAATGGCTGAGTGCTTGTCCCTCACGAATGAAGTCAGCTCTTTCGTGCGGAACTTGTATGCACATACCGTCTTTTTCATAGCCTTTAAACCATTGATTTACAATTTCTAATGCCGCCTTGCTTTTTTCTGCATCAATCTGATTTTTAACCTCATTGTATCTTTTGAGGATTATATCGTGAGCTTTCTTTAAATTTTTCGGTCTTGCGGTCTGCCCCATTATCGGAACATCAAGGCTGTCACACATATTGTAGTAATCCCTAAGCCAATAATTTATGTGTGAAATCGGAGCACCCGTTACGGCTTTTTGACGTAAGATATAATCATGCAATATGTCAGGTCTTTGATATTGAACAGCCTGTTGCAGACATTCATACGTCATTCCGGCTTTGTGTAACCTTCTTATCTCTTTTAAATCGTTTTCGTGAACAAACCTATCTGTGCTGTTTATAATCCTGTGCTCAGAAGCAGTCACGCCCATATTACGGTACATATCAAGATATTGCCTTTTTATCCTGCAACCGTCATTTAACAAATCAGTTTGAGTAAAATAAGACGCTAACGATGCCAATCCCATTTTGCAAAGATATTCGGTTTGCGGATAGTTCTTCAAATTATCTAAAAGTCCGATGAAGTTCATTGGACTGTTTTGGGTCTTTAACACTTCCGAAAAATTAACATTGTAATGCTTATAGCTGAATGTCCGTTTCAAATCTCCGGTATAAACATAGGCATCATGATGGCAAGTTTGATTGATAAAAGCCTTTGTGAACTCTCCACTTGCATAATAACTGCTGGTTTTGAAATATGACACTATTTTCTGTTTACCTTTTTCGTTCAGGTAAAACGTGTAAGCATCGTCCTCAAAGGCGATTAAAGGCTTTTGCCCTGAGAACCGTCTCGTTACTACCGCCCACCGTAAAATAAGTTGATTTGCCTTTTTGTAAGGCGTCACGATGGTTGTTATATTTCTTATGCAGTGTTCATATCGTACTGCCCACCACAAAGCCTTGCTTTTGCACATTGGACATACCGTTTCTGACTTGTGCTTGACGTTTTCCGTTGTTATCCACGATTTGCCGCATCGTGTGCAGGTGCATTCCCGTGTATGATCCGAACCTTTGTTTGAGAAAAATATGTAGGTTTCTTTAAAAGCGACATTATTGCAGAATTTTTTCACCTTGTCGTTATACTTCGGGAACCAGTGCCGTCTTTCTTCAAACAAGCCCTCCGCTCTGTCGTTTGCCTCTTGCCTTTTCTCTGCTTTTCGCCTTTGGATCGCTCCGTCAATAACCGCAATTATGCCGTGGGTAGTGTAATATTGCCACCCGTTTTTTTTCATATAAAAGTACTCGGACTGATTGTCGAAAAAACGTTTTGCAGTTTCAATATCTTCATTGACCGCAGCCGAAACGCAAGATCGGTACGAATTGTTTTTGTCGGTAAACATCGGGGTCAAATATTTGTCTACCCATTGATCCGACTTAACTTTATAAACTATGCTGTTCTTTCTGTCTGCAAAAAATCTTACTTGCAATTTGTTATCATCAATGCTATAATTATCGGCAACAAAGATTTGTCCGCATTTTGGATTTTCGACGACCTTTACTGCGGTGACAAATTTTGTGTCTTTCAATTCCTTTTTGCCGATTTTCGGAATCGGGCAAAGAGGAATTTTTTTAAGCTCTTTTTTGTTCAGCATAATTCACACCTCACCGAAAAGAGAAAGTTGAATTATATTTTGATCTTTCTTTTTCTCCACATTTGCTTTTTGCTTAGGTTCAGGCTTCTTTTGCTGACTGCCTTTTGGCTCATTCTTCACAGCACTCTTTTGAGAAAGATATTTTTCCGTTGGGAACTCGCCGAGTTTAATCGTCATAATGAAGCTCACTTCGCTGTCCGGAAAGAAAAACTTTGCTGCCCTACGGTAGACTTCGATATCGGAGATTGCATTACCGCAGCCCTTCATTATGCTTTTGATACACTCCTCAAATCCTCTGTTGCTTTTAACAACGGCTTCTGCAAAGCGTTCATCTTGATTGCAAAAATCTCTGAGCGAATTTGCAACATATGTATATACTGCATTTCCGTACTTATCGCCCTTAAAGTTTTGTTGTTCCTTATTTATGCGTTCAACCGCAAGCGCTTTGAAATCCTTATCACAGTCAAACAAGTTAATTACATCCGGCATTGTTATTCACCTCTTATATCTGCTATTGGGACTTTAAACGTGTATTTTTCGGCATCGTCTTTCATAATCTGTCTCATTGCAAAAAAGGCTTCATACTGCTCCAGTTTGAGTTGCTTTTCAAGAAGCTCTGTATAACTCAAAAGAACCGCTGTAACGAATGGCAAATTCATTGGATTGAGCGGCATTAACGCCTGTGAAATCTGCATTGAAATTTTGTTAACAGCCTTTCTGACTAACTCGGGGTTCTGTTCAATTCCCGCAGTCTTTAGCAAATCATTTGCTTCTGATATAAGGTTATTCATATGTCATTCTCCTCCATATAAGATCTGTTCCAACATTTAATGCAATCCTTATCACAGCTATGATCTTCTTCATAGCCTATACTTGACGGGCAAAACGGAGGAACGTTATCTTCATCTAACTGTACTTTTGGGTGCTGCGTCTTTAAATGTTCAATCATTGTTTCTACCGGATGTTCATCACTCCATTTTTGCACAATCTGAATTGCGTCTTTAGGAAATTTTAGCATTGCCTGGATACAATTTGAGTAACATCTTGCTCTGAGATCAACAAGAGGACAGTCTTCACAATACATTTTCTTCTTGTCATGCTTTGCCTTTTGTTTCCCGTGCATCCGTGCATATTCTCTTAAAAAATCAATAGTTTTGTTACAATCAGCCATTATCTTTTCTCCTCTCGATGCGTTTTTGAATATTCTCGGTTTGAGCTGTATATCACTAAATTACATTTACGCTCCCTCACCTATAAAATCAAATAAAGTCGGTGTGTCGTACTGCTCTTCGGCACTTTTGAGATATCCGACGCCGTCACGGAAATAATCAGCATTAAGCTCAATTCCGTATCCTCGGCGGTTCATCTTTACAGCCGTGTACGGTACCGTCATAAGTCCGCCGAACGGATCAAGAACAAGGTCGCCCTCATTGGAATATCTGTTGATTATTCTTTCAACGATATCAAGCTGAAGTGGACAAACATGCAAATTTTTACAACGTTGACTCTGAGTTGTATTGAGTGTGCGCATACGGTTGATATCATCCCATATCTTGTCCGACCACGACGCAGGCGGCATCATCATAAACGTTGCCGGGAGTTTGCCGTCCTCATCGAGATCTTCGGTCATTGCTACGTGTTGATTAAAGTTATAGACATTGGATTCTGAATGCTTTTTATATGCTTTTTGGATATCCTTAACGCTCATTTTTTTGATTTCTTCCTTTGTCAACAAGCGATCACCGCTTGAACGGTAAAAAGCGTGTGCGTCAAGCTGCCATTGTGCACGGGTATAATCAGATTTATCTTTGGTTACCGGTGCATCAGCGTAGGCTTTTGTGGTGTCCGTCGGCAGCTTTCGGAATAATAAAACATATTCCGGACAACCGACACCCATCTTGGTGCCGTCTTTGCATTGCTCAGTCCAGCCGAGACGGTAAGTCTGATTATTCTCTCTGACGACGTCCGTTAGAACTACAATTCTTCCCATATAACGGAAGCCATGCTTTGTAAAGTGCATAACCGTCATGTCGCTAAATGGATCAACCGTCGGCATTCCGTCACCGGTTGCATTACCGAAAAGAATTCTGTCTTTGACATGGATTGCCGTAATTCTTCCGGGCTTTAAAATCCTGAGAAGCTCCGGCGTAAGGAAATCCATCTGCTCAAAGAATTTATCGTTATCGGAATTGTGTCCGAAATCGTTATAGCTCGGTGTGTATTCATAGTGGTTTGAAAACGGGATTGAGCTGAGGATCAAATCAACCGAGTTCTCCGGCATTGACTTCGTTTCTTCAACACAATCATTATTGACCGCCGTAAATCTTTCGCCCTTGACTTCCACTCTTTTCACTCCTTTTGATCTTCTCATTTTCTCCATAATAATTTTATGGCTTATTCCGTTTTTGCGGACAAGCTCAGACATCTGCCGAGCTTGATAATTAAATCTGTCCCACTTCGCAAGCAGCTCGTCAAGAATGCTTTGCTCATTTGCAGTGTAGATAATGTCGATAATGACCTTCTCCGTCTGCAAGAAACGGTAAATTCTATGTATTGCCTGTATAAAATCGTTAAACTTATAATCTATGCCGACAAATATCGCCCTGTGGCAATGCTTCTGAAAATTGCAGCCAGAACCGCTGATAATCTTTTTCGTTGCAAGAAGTCTGATTTTTCCCTCAGAAAAGTCAATTGTGTTTTTCTCTCTGATATCGAGATCCTGCGAACCGTAAACTTCAACCGCCTCCGGCAGAGCTTTTTTAATCGCTTTCCGCTCACTTTCGAGGTCGTGCCATAAAATAAAATGGTCGTTCGGTGCGCTGTCAACAATTTCTTTCATACAAGCTATACGAGCTTCAAGGCTGTCCTGCTTTTCTCTCGCCGCTTGTGTAAGCCCCTGTGCAGCATCAAGTTCAAATTCCACTTGACCGTTTCTGCGATCTGTCTGATATCTGATCTCTGATGTCAGTTTGTGATACCGTATATCCATCTGTGGCAAATCATATCCTGTTGAATCAAATCCGAGATCAGCCGGTGAATTAAGGAACAGCGCCCACGATGACACCCACAACCAAAACTCCTGTTCCTTGTGCGGATAGAGCGTAAGGTTGTTCGCCTTGGTACTGTCACGCTTGAAAAATCTTGTTAGAGCCTGTCCGGTGTCCATAACCTCAAGATATCCGGCATAATGGATTATTTCTTTGTATTTGTTCGGATCGGGCGTTGCCGTTGCGACAAGCTTATACTTAATACCCTTGAATTTCGGTAAAAACATCTGATATGTTTTAGAACCGAACGAGCGCAAAACCGACGCCTCATCAAGGCATACGCATGAGAAATATTTCGGATCAATGTCACCGTCACGGACACGTTCATAATTTGTCATGCATATTTCATCGGTACAGCTTTCGATCTCGTCCATTGTTCGGACATACTTTGGAGGATCAATACCGAGTAGATTCACGGCGTCATGTGCGAACTCCTGTCTAACGCCGAGCGGGAGAACAAGCAACGCTCGACCACCTTCATGTTTTAACACCAGTCGGCAGAATTCAAGTTCCTGTACCGTCTTTCCGAGACCGAAAGACTCGAACAATGCACGTCTACCGCCCTTACAAGTCCACTTGACGGCTTCTCTCTGGTGCGGTTTTAAATTTGGATTTATTTCGTCGTCTGCAACGTCAAAGCCGCTGTCCTCCGCAATGCAGACTTTGTTATTTAAAAAATCATCGTATGTCAATTTATCTCTTCTTTCTTCTGAAGGATTCGGCAGTCACATTGATAGTGGTGCAGCTGCCTGTTATCCTGTCATAGATTTGTTCGTTTAACAGCGTTTTTATTTCCTCGGCGTTTGAAATATTTGAGGTGAAAATCGTAGGTTTAACGTCATTGACACGGTTATCAATGATCGTAAACAAAACCCGTTTCCATCTGTCGCCGACATTTGTTACGCATATATCGTCAAGAATAAGCAAACTGCACTTTGAAAGTGACATAATCGTTTCCGCTTCCGTTTTTCCGTAATCGCCTGCACAATTTGCTTGTGCAATTACATTTGTAAGAGAGGCAAATTTGACAATATAGCCTTGCTTAAGGACTTCGTGTGCAATAGCAATTGCAAGGTGTGTTTTACCGCTGCCCGTATTGCCGATAAACAATATCCCTTTGCCGTTTTCTTTTAATTTTGGAAAAAGCTCAGCATATTTCTTTGATATGTCAATCGCCCTTTTGAGCTCGGGTCTCATCTCAAATGTTTCAAACGTACTTTCGGTATATAACCTCGGAATATTGCTGTTACGGATATTCCTTTCAATCTTGCGTTGACGTTGCGCCTCGCACCATTCCTGTTCAGCTTCTCTTCTTTGGTTGATAACACAGTCACATTCGCCGCACCAAAGATTTATGTAAGGAACATATCTTTGTGTATATTCATTGCCGCAAACAGAACATATCTTTTTACGTGTTTTCCAATTTTCTCGCATATCTTAAAAACGCCTCGCTGTCATCCTCTCCGGTATAAGCTGCCGGATCAGTCTTATCATATGACGGTTTCGGTCTGTATCCTCTTGTACCTCCCGAGTCTTGAGTTTTTGATAACCAAGTCACAATGAACCTTTTTATCCCTCTCGGGGTCTTACGCTTTGTCGGATTGGCATTTAGCCAAGCTCTCATACGCTTTAGATCTGCCAATATGTCTACCGCTGGGAAAACATCTGCCCAATCATCAATTTGACTTTGGCATATAGGATAATCATTACCGTCAATCATAGGTAAGGCAATTATCGTCGGCTCGGCTGCAAGCTCGACTTGCTCCGAGCTAATAATATTTACTTTACTTTTATTTACTTTATTTTCTTTTATTTTACTTTGTGAATTTTCGGTACTTTTATCGGGGTTTTCGGTACTTTTATCGGGGTTTTCGGTACTTTTAAGGCTTTTAAAAATAATCTTATTAAGAACACTAAGCGGAACGTCTTTTTTATCTTCAACATTCAGAAGCCAGTATTCTTTAATTATTTGAATTTCGTCACGGCTGTTAAACATTCTTATATAGCGCCGCTGGATACCAGAAGAAGTCAAAATACCAAACACATTGAACACCCTTTCGTCAAAGAAAGAACATTGTAAGCACCCGGTAATGAATTCTTTTACTAAGCCGGAATCACAACCACAACCCGCACCGTCTGACACTAAGAAGCACTTGTTTTCATTCCACTCTATGTAGTATCCATTTTTGCCATATAAGTCGCACAAAAGGTAATCTAAAAGATACATACCTTTTGCGCCGAACCTTGCTCTTAAAAGTCTGACTTTATCATCCTGATAAAAGTCTGTATTCTTAGGAAAGTAATCAACCCCGTCCTTTATAGGACGAGCCACACGATCACCGCCTTTTCTTGGTATTGAGATTAAGACAGCGGCAAAGATATTCGTCCAGCTTGATACCGTATACAAAATACTCTTTGAAGAGATCTTTCTCTCGGAGATGAGCTTCATCGTGATGTTCTCGGCATAAAGCTATTGCTTTAAGTCCGACGTGAACTATCTTTTCACGGTCTCTGCCCATTCCGATACGGTCAACGTGATGAACTTCCGCAGGCTTGTTGCAGATTGCACATTTACGATGCTCAAGGCACATATACAGATACTTCCCGATATCGTCAGTTTGATTGAGAAGCGTGTCCTTCGTCGGAACATCGTTATAAAAGCAGAAGTTAATCAAATATGTTATGAAATCCTTTGCTGTTGTCATATCGACATCTGATAAGCTAAAGGCATCGACACCCGACTTTAAGCAAAAATCCCAGGTTAAAAAAGCTCTTATGTACTCAGGCTCGTGTCCGCTCCAAATAGCAATATCTCTGACAATCGCAAATATCTTCTTGCGCTGTTCGTTGGATATCGTTCTTCCATCGTTCAAACGAATTTCAACCTTTCCTATATGCTTCTTTGCAATTTCTCTTGAAAGGTCTGCATCCGGTGCCAATATAAGCTGATTATCAACTACCTTGAGTATTTTCGCTGTCGTTATCAATGCCGTTCACCTCTTTGTCTATGTGCCGATGCATATAAACATAACCGCCGTTAGGCCCGATGTTACGGTATATGAAATCATCACATTTTTGTTTTGATAAATGGTTCTTTATCACTTGGAGTTCGTAGGCGTATTCGCCGTTTTCCTTCTTCTGACGGATTCTCTCTTCTATTTCGTTTTCATCGTAGTTGGCTTCAACCATAAACAAGTCATAATTAAGAGCCATAATGCCGTTCATGTTGTTCGTGTCGGTGCAATATATCATCTTGCCTTTCTTAGCAAAATGTATTTTCCAACCGCAATTCGGGACATTGTGAACGAGTGGAACGGGGATAACGTTGCACAAGCCGTATCCGTACAGTCTGTTAAACTCCAAAATGTCAATGTTATTTTTTGACACACCACAGGCTGTCAAGGGTTCAACAAGCCATCTACAGCAAGCAAAGCGCAACGTCGGCCTTTCTGCCGCTAAACGTCTGATTGTCCGCTTGTTGAAGTGATCCGAATGAATATGTGTTAACAGCACCAATCTCAGATCCGAATAAAACGGTTTTAAGGCTTTAAAACCTACACCGCAGTCAATCAGTATGACCTTTTCTATAATGACCGCATTGCCCTGTGAGCCTGTGGAAATGATGTTATATTTAATCAAGGCTGTTGAGGTCAACCTGTTCCTCGACCTCTGTCACCTCCGGCTGTGAATTTAATGCCGGTGTTTCTGTTGGTTCAGTTTCAGATGAAACAAAATCGCCGTTCGCCGTAGTTTCAATCTCTTTGTTATCGTTTTCAAAGGCGGTAATCATTTCAATGCTCATTACACCCCAACGGCTGATGAGCTGACGAAGCATTGTTTTCTTTGCCATATCGTCAAAGTTCTTGTACCAGAATGAAGAATACTTCCACATATCCCTGTCAGAAATCTGACCGTTCTGTATTTTGTAGTAGCTTTCCTTTGAAAACGCAGGGCTGAATTTATCGGCATGAGAAAGCATCTTTTCTTTGCTCCAATATATCGTTTTGCGGAAACCGTTAAGATATTGGAACGTCGCACAATAGCCGACAGTCGGAGCTTTTTCTCTTGCTTCGTAATCATCAATGAGTTTCAAATCAACATCTTCCGTTATCGGATCGAAGTGAACAAGCTCGCCCTCCTTTACCTCAATTACATTGATTTTAGTGTACTGACCGCTTCTGATTGCAAGCTGAATATATCCCTTATACCCGAGGATAAACTGTGCTTTGGTACATTCGGGTGAAATAATACGTCCCTCACGGTTTTCCTTCGCCTTGCTTTTAAACGGCACAAGATAATACTGACCGAGCTGCGGCGACGGCGATAGATTAAGACTTTCGCCGAGAAGTGCTCCTGAAAGTATCGATCCTGCCTCGCACTCCTGCAAAGCAGGATTTACGGCAACTGCCGATGAAATAGCGGCAACGAAGCGTCTTGCTCTGTTCGGGTCGCCGAGGGTATTATTTATGAGCTTACGGTATTTGTCGGTAGATATAGCCACGCTGAATTTTGGTTTCTGCGGTGCTGCAACCGCATTAGAGTTGTTCATATTCTCCGTTCCTTTCCATTATGTTTTTGATTTCTCTGATTGAATTGAGGTCGTATGTCGAATACTTGAACGCAACCGTATATTTCTTTCTCGGCGCTTCTTCAATTTGTTCTTCTGTCGGCATCTGAAACTGTTCGGGAGCCTCAAATGCTTCGTCCTGTTCAATTTCTTCAAGGACTTCATCAACCTTTGCGGCAGTCTCTTCGGCACTTTTCATAGCTGCTTCACGCTCTGCCATCATTGCCTTTTCCGCTTCGATAGCTTTTATCCGGTTCTGCACCGTAAGGATTGCTTGTGACACATTCAAAGACTTCTTATATTCAACAAGAATGTCTGCCGAATGCTCCTGAACCTTAATCATTTCAAGATCATCTGAAACTCGGTCGATAAACTCTGTAACAGCAGTTTTAAGAGATTTCAAGCTGCCCGACATATTGATTTTTAATCCCAGCGAATCGAATCGAACGAAATCAATGTTTTTGTACTCGCAATACTCATTGAAATATTGCAGAACCTTCTGCTTCTTTTCTTCCTTTAAACCTGCTTCAACCTCTGAAATACGGGAACCCAGCTCGTCAATTGCAGGCTTAAAGTTTTGTGTAACACATCTCTTGTAGACATCTTCAAATGCCTCATACGGTGCATTGATAGCCTTTTTGATCGCTTTTCTGCGCTGTTCAAGGTCGTTGTAATCTGCGTTCAGATCGGCTCTTATGCTCTTAATTTCACGATATGACTCTTCAGTGACGCTGAGACTGAGTGCATAATCAACTTTCGCCTTGATTACATTTGTAAGCGATTCGAGCTGTTCTGTGATAACCGGCAGTTGAGTAACCGCCATTAAATCATTACCTGTCGGAACATCAACAATTTGTTCCGCAGTGGTTTCAATTACTTCTGACAAAATTTTCATCCTTTCTTTACTTGACTTATCGATCATTAAGTGATACAATAGTCAATGTGATGTGGGGCGTATCTGTGTGAGCAGTGCGCCTTTTGCTTTTGTAGAGAGCTTCCGTTAAATCGGAGGCTCTCCTTTCTGTTATCTGCTCGGCTATAAGCTGTGCAAAATAACTGCCGCCGAAACGAAGTCCGCCGTCGGAGCCCTCACGTTGAATAATTCTGTGAAGCTTCTGTTGAGCCTTGTTAAAAGCATCGGTGAATTCTTCAACACCCGGTTCATCTCCGAGAATTCTTTCAACCATTGATATAAGCTGCATTGTTCTGACCTCCTTTTCTAAAAATATTGCGGATTTTCACCGCACGGATTCCGAGAGCAATGATATATTCACATCCGTCGTGGCTCATCATTTATGAAAGGGGAAAAATGGGAAAACACCCAAGTGGGAACGGTGAGAGTCGAACTCACATCTGTCCATATAGCGAACTTTCTGCCGTTGAACTACGTTCCCGTGTTGCTCGTCTGTTCCGAGCCGTCAACCGAATGCCCTTTTTACTGTACTTGTATCGGTGTCCGTTCCAAACCTCTGAGTTAATAAAATGGAAAGAATGAAAAATATATGGAGGTAACAATCCAGAGGGTTTTCTATGGGTTTGGCAAAGGCGGCGGGAATCGAACCCACAATCACAGAGTCAAAGTCTGTTGTCTTACCGTTTGACTACGCCTTCATATAAGGCTCAAGCGAGCCTTATTCGTTTGCAATGTAAACCTCCGCATATTGAACGCCGAACTGTTCTGCAAGCTCGTGTGAAGCGCAGAGAACATCAATTCGGTTGCCCTTGATTGCTTCGCCGCAGTCCTCGGCAACAAACACATTACCGTTGATAATTACCTTTGTCCCGTAAGGAATTACGTCGGGATCAACCGCTATTGTTCTTCCGGGCGTAGCTTCGGTCATTGTTGCGGTATAACCGTCAGCGTATTCATCACAGCACTCCGAGCAGGTGCAATATGCCGTCAGCTTGAACTCTCCGAGACTTTTCGGCTTGTCCGACAGCATAACAGATACAATGTGATCTGCTTCATCGGAAACTGCCGTTGTTTTGCTTTCGGGTACTGCTTGTCCGGTTATGCTTCCTATAAGTATTCCGCCCACAAGACCTATCAAAAAAATCAAGGTAGCGGCAATGTAATAAATGTGCTTATGTATAAAATCACTCATTGCTTATCCCTCCTTTCTGTTATGCGCCTAAGTATTTGATAACATTTGATTTGTAAATGCGCCATTTTTTTCCGACTTTTGCTCCTTTGATTGTGCCCTTTTGCAACAGTCCTCTGACCGTCTTTTCGCTCAACTTGAGAAAGCAACACAATTCATTAAGGGTAAAAACTTCGTCGTAATAATCAATCTTCTGTTTCATTTCGCACCTCCTCATTTTTTACTTGGTGGTTCATAAAGGTTGTATTGCCGTTCTGAGTGTGATTGCCGTTTTTCATAATTGACACTCCTTGCATTGTGAATTTTCTTCACTCGATTGTAATTCTTCTTTGTTTTGTGCTATAATCGCCTTGTAAGGTGGTGATTATATGCTTTTTACAACAATTTCTGTTAGTGGCGTCTGTCCTCATATTGATACTGAGATATCACTAAAGTTTCAAAAAGAGATTTCCTTATGACCTTTCGGTGTTCCAAAAGAAAATCAAAATGTTCGCAGTCGAACAAATCATTGATAACTGCATTTAACGAATCTTTTAAACTGTCATTATCGGTGACAGTTTCTTTTATTGCGATAAGCTGTAATCTTGCCCTTTGTATGCCTCTTTCAAGTTCACCGATGTTGACAATTCTTTCGGTTTCACAAATTACTTTCTTATGCATGTATATCACCTCCTGTTCTTGCGTTTGTATCTAATTAAGATACATTATCTTCAAAAAAAATGTGCTCAATTTCGTCAGCAGTCAAGTGATAGCGTCTTTTCATTGCCGACATCTCTGGCTGCGTAAAACTTGCACGACCGTTTATCTTTGCAGAAAGCGTTGTTCTTGATATGCCTAACGCTTCTGCCAACTTATACTGTGTGTCACCGTTAAGACACATAACGCTCATCAGCATTCCTTTGTTCATTGTATCGCCTCCTGTATCTTTTTAAGATACTTTTATTTTAGCACATATTTTTTATTTGTCAACCCTTTTTGTATCTTTTTTTTAACTTTTTTTGAAAAAATATTGACATTGTGTTAAAAATGCGATACAATTCGTTTATACAAGGTGGTGAATATAAATGACCGTTGGAGATTATATAAAAGAGTTGCGAACTTCAAGAGGTTATTCTCAGGAGCAATTAGGTAAAATGCTTGGAGTTCAAAGAGCCGCCGTCCAAAAATGGGAATGTGGAGCAGTACAGAATCTTAAAAGAGAAACAATAAAGAAACTCTCGGAAGTATTCAACGTTCCTGCCTCTTCCTTTATTGATAGTGTTTGTGATCCAGCATATAAACCTACCGATGAAGATATAAAATTCGCCCTCTTTGACGGTGCGGACAATATAACAGATGAAATGTATGAAGAAGTCAAGCGCTTTGCCGAAGCCTTGGGTACTTCATCATGCTACCTACTTGACGGTAAAGAAACATCAAAAGATTTTGTTTCATCTTTTGCTTTAACCGAACGAGAAAAAACGTTAGTAATTGCATATAGAAATCACCCCGATATGCAGAAATCCGTTGATAAGCTTCTCGGTGTTGAACCGGAAGAGAAAATATATATAATAAAAAAGGCTGCCCGTAACGGAGACAACTCTCCACTTGTAGTTACGGACAGCAAGCTCAAGGAACTTGAGAATTTACCCGAGGTTCCCCTTGAGGATGGTTAAATTTTGTTTTGTTTTATAAAGGATTCAAATTGCGAGTGGACCTTCCGTTCAAGCGGAGATGTCAAAAAGCGATTGCGCTTGTAAAGCTCGTTCATTCTTTCTGCTCTGTACTCTGCGGCGGTTCGGCTGATCTTGCAAAGCTTTTGTATTTGCTCGGCTGTCCGAACATTGCACCCCCACAGCACACACGCAGGAGATAATAAGCGACTTGCGAAAACATTCGCTGCCTGCTCAACCGGATTATCGTCCGGTGACGGTTCACGATTGACAAGCTCGTATTTGCCGACATGGCCGAGGATTATATGCCCAAGCTCGTGAGCGATTGTAAATCGCCGCCGCTCCGGTGACACCTCGGAGCTGACATATATGTGCGGCATGCCGTTAATGTAGCAGCTCATGCCGTCACTTTCGTCGGTTGGTTCGTAGTAATGCAGCTTGATTTCAAGCTCGGCGCATACCTTAACGGTGTTTACCGGCAGCTCGGATATCCGTAAATCAATCAGCAGTCTCCACACTGCGTCTCTTGCATCTTGATAGTCTTTATAATTCATATAAAATCACCTCATTTAAAATTTTAAGTGAGGCACAGTGCAAAATCCACAGGTAAGTTTTGGAAAACAAGTTATTAAGGAGATCAAAAAAGATGAAAAATTATGTACAAAACAGCTTAACAGCAAACGAGAAGATCATTAAACAGGCAAAGTTCAGCAACATTTTATTTGTTCCGGGTATAATTGTTGCGCTGATTTTTCTGCTTGTTGCTATTTCTTCCGTTTCTTCCGACGGCATTGGATTTTTCTTTAAAATCCTTTTTAGCGGCATTTTAGTTGGTGCAATCGTTGATATTAGAGGTTTTTTATATCACTTCTTCAATGAATTTGCTGTAACAAACAAGAAGGTCGTTGCTAAGACAGGTATAATAAAGACCAAGGAGCTCAGCTCCCCCCTTAAGCAAATTCAGAACGTTCAGGTAGCAACAGGTTTTTGGGGCAAAATTTTTAAGTATGGCACAGTTAATGTGACAACAGCAAGCGGTCTTTACAGTATAAAATATGTCAATGACCCGCAGGGATTCAGAAACAGTATAATGGCACAAATTGAAAATACCGAAGAAGATAAAATGGATCTCCACGCTCACAAAATCGCAAGTGCAATACATAACTTCGAAAACTAAAATAAAAACCCGTCCAAACCATTGGACGGGTATAAAAACAAATACAACAACATTCAATAATCACTTAGCTAATAAAGTCTTCAACATGGATCTACTTTTGATAGTATTGATTAGTTTTTCTTTATCTGCAGAAGAAATAGTTCCGCTCGATGTATTGACAATATCCTCTAAAACTTCTATAACTTGATCATATTTGCTTTTAATATGATAGTTGTCTATAAATTCAATTACATCATCTTTTGTTTTAAAATGTTCTGAATTGTTCCTTATTTCTTTTTTTAAAGCGTCAATTTGAGGCTTTTCTCCTTTAATACAAAAATATAAAAGTTCTTCTCGGATCATTTCTTTTCTTTCTGATTCCGTCTTTATGCTTTCCCAATCGGTTGTACCAACACGTGAATACATATTTCCAACAAGCCATCCTAGTTTCGCTTTAAATTCATCACTTAATTCTAATACTTTTCCTTTCAAACATTTGTCGTAGTGAATATCACTCTTTATAGCGATTGAAACTTTTAATGTGGCTATTAGTGACCGATTAATACCAATCATATCTTCTCTGTATAGAAAGAAATATTCTGGTTCAGTATTATTATACAATCTTTCCAAAAATTGATAAGCTCTTTCCCAATTTTTATTATTCATCAACAAAACCCCATTAACATCTTCAACCATTTTTTTACTTAGTAATTGTTTCTCAAAAAACGGCTCAAATTCTTTAACTGCAGCTAAAGTTATATAGGGGGTTTTGCATTTATTTTTATTTCGGCGCACTAAATCACAACTTTGAGTCAACACCATAAAATATTGATATTGCGACCCTAAGAAATAAGGATGAATCTCTTTTAATACATCTCTAAGTTCATCTGTAATCTTAATGAGATCACCTTGACATAGATTTGATTGATCTGTTTGTTCCTTTTCTTTATACGTAAAATGAACTTTTTTAGATGGAAATATAGTATTTTCTACATCCGACAAATCTTTCATCCCTCTTCCAATTTCCTATTAATTTCTCTGTAATAGTCCCTTCTTCTTTTTTTTTCGAAATCGATTACAATATGACCTATTGTATCGTTTTCCGAGCTTCTAACAATAGATATTGTTATTTTGTCTTGACAATCTGGCTCATACGCAGTATTTGGCATATTATCTTCTTGCTCAACAGGAATTTTTTGTCCTAACGTTGCTTTCAAGTTATTAGTGCTATTCATTTTCAGTATTATCCTCCACTTGGTATCCTAGCCCTTTAATTAATTCTTTAGAATTTTGAATAAAATCTATTATCTTTTCGCTATCAAAATCAATCATTTTATTTTCAGAATTGTCGTGATGCTCATTAATGCGAATTATAGAGTATGATTGCTCTTGCGTATATTCAATATTAACAATCTTATCATCTTTAGTAATTTTTCTACTAATTGTCGAACTATCGATTACGTAGCTTAAATTTACAAATTTTGACGCATCTGAAATTGCATCAAAAATAGAAGGTAAAATTGTATCGTTCTCTTCCTTAAAACTAATATTCATTCCGTATGCTGACAAAACCGGAGTTGTCGACTTGTTTAAGTAATTACTCACACATTCAGCCAAAAAATCAATTGTTGTCATTTTTACATTTGTAGCGGTAAAGATGACCTTTTCTTGTGATGGATTGATAATCACTTCTGAATTCTTATAAGAAAAGCCCAAAACACCTTCCTGATATTTAACACCAATTTCTATTTCAGCTTTTTCAAAAACATTTTCTGCAATCCAATCAGGTTGCGAATAAAATTTACTCCAATCTCCTATCAAAACGACTGTCAAAGAGTTATTAACTATATTCATAAACAGCTCCTCATTTGTAAATTGATAATTATGAAATCAACCCCGACATGGTACGCATTGCAAAGAGGCGTGTCGAGGTCTATCTCATATTTATATTCTACACACATTTGTGTAGTTTTGTCAATACAAATTAAAGATTTTTTTAATTTTCTTAAAAAATTTTTTAATTTTATCAAAGATTTTTTGATTAAACGCCGCTCGGTGCTACCAACACCGAACGGCAATACATCCAATCTCTCGAACCACCAAAAGAAAGGCTGTGGCTACATTATACCGCCTTTCTCAGGTTTTTGCAACCATTTTATTTGAAAGGACGGTTATTTTTATGGCTAAAACAGCAAAACGACCTGACGGAAGATTTCAACGTCAGGTTTATCTCGGCAGGATCAACGGCAAAAGACAATATAAAGTCGTGTACGGAAAAACCGAAAAGGAAGTCGAAAAGAAAGTCAGAGAAATCAAAAACCAACTTGACAGAGGAATTAACATTGTCGAAAGTTCAACGCCTTTTGCTGATTGCGTGAAAAAATGGCTGTCAACGATGAAGTTTCAAACATCAGAGTCACAGTACAATCTATATGAATACCGTATATCTGTATTTGTTGAACACTTGGGCAATTATCCACTACGCCATATTAAGCCTGAGAACCTGCAGGCCGTTTTAAACGATATAGCCGTCAACAATCCTACCACAAAAAATCCCTCGTCATACAAGACCGTGTTGAATTATAAAAACACCGTACAGATGTTTTATAAATATTTGACCGACAACCGATATATTGACTTTGACTCTTCGAAAGCTCTGACAATCCCTAAACAGGCCGTGCCGAAAAAGGACAGACGAGCCTTAACTGCCGAAGAGCAAAACCGAGTTCGTACATTTAAACACCGTGCGCAGCTTCCGGCTATGATTGCTATGCTCTGCGGTTTAAGACGAGGCGAAATATCCGCTTTAAAATGGTCGGACATAGATTTTAAAGAAAAGACGATCACCGTTTCAAAATCATTTGATTTCAAAAACAATAAGGTTAAGCTTCCCAAAACTGCCGCAGGTATCAGAACGGTACCAATGCCCGAAGAGCTGATACAATTCTTAAAACCGCTGAAAGGTAAAAAGAACAGTCTTGTCGTCACGAATACAAAGGGTGGTACAATGACCGAAACGAATTGGCGGCACCTGTGGGAATCATACTTGTATAATTACAATCACACTTTCGGCGATTTTAGAGGTTGGAAGCCGACGCTGCACAACAAGAAAGAGCCTATGGTTGTTGAGCCGTTCACGATGCACTGTTTACGTCATACATATGCGACGCTGCTTTACGATGCCGAGGTTGATGTTATGACCGCAAGGGACTTGCTCGGGCACTCAGACGTGCAAACCACAATGGGAATTTATACGCATCTTTCGGAAGAAAAGAAAAAATCTTCCATTGAAAAGCTAAACGACTTTTTGAACAGTGCAAGTCAACATGCAAGTCAAAAAGCAGTGTAA